GTACCGTTAGTACCGTCAGTACCGTCAGTACCGTCAGTAATAGTAGCTGAAGTACCGTCACTAAAGCTAAGAGTAGTAACACCATTAACAGTGCTAGAGCTAACTGTTAAGGCATCAGGGTCCACTCCTGCTTTTGATTTACTAAAAGTCTGCTTTTGTGTACCCGTAATTAAACTTTCTATATTTAAAGTATAGGTAATCACTGCAGTATCAGCACTCATATTACTATGATCACCAATTGTAAAAGAGTTTCCTACAACGCTTGTAGTACCTGCGGTAATATTACTCGCACTTACACTTACAGAGAATTCTCCTGTAGTTGGAGTGCCTGTAACACTGTCTAATTCTGTGCCTCCTTTATAAACTTCAATACTAGTACCAGAGCCGGAATAAGAAGATACAGTCCCAGTATTATTTGCTGTAAAGGAGTGCGCAGCGTTTGTAAGTACAACAGTATACCCATCTATACCATCAGTCCCATCTGCACCACTGGCGACATAAAATATCGAAATAGTATCAAAAGCTATCTCATTAGTAGGATTTGCTGCCTCCGCTACACCTACTCGAATGCTTAAAGGGTTTCCTGCCCAGGTAGAAGTACTAGAAGGAATAGTATACGTAAAGGTATCTAAATCTCCCGTGCCATCTGTATAGGAGGTTTCGTCTGTAATACCGTCTCCTGTAAACTTAAAATAGGGGTCAGTAAAATTACTAGAAGTGGCTGTAAATGTTAAAGTGCCGCTAGGGCTCGGATTTGAGGTGGTTCCATTCTCAGCAGTTTCATAAACTACTGAGTAATCTGATGAAGTTAAATTTACAACTTTAGCCGTGCTTCCTCCCGCTCCATCCTTTACAAAGGGCAGAGTTATACTAGAGGTGGACTGCTTATCTATATTAGTTTCGTCTAATTCTTCTGCAACTGTCACTGTAAATTCTAGGTCTGTGGCAGTAAATTCATCTACTTTGTCAAGAGTTTTCGTAGCTACAAAGTTAGTTCCTGCAGAAAAAACTGTGTCTGCACTTTGCGATATTTCAGAGTTATCAAAACCCGTACCTGTAAACTTAAATACAGGATTTTTGTATCCGAAAGCAGTAGCAGTTAATACTAAATTAGTGTAGTTTGTAGTTAAAGTTTCATCCCCATCAAAGTTAAAGAAGGTGGGAGAAGAGGTAATTAGTACACTTCGTGCAACTTTTCCAAGATTAGGATTAACCACAAAGTTTAAAGGATACGCTTTGAAAGTACCATTGTCATTTCTTATTTGGTAGATTGCAGCATCATCATTTCTATCAAAACGGAAAGAGTTTTTAGTTGCTGCAACACTTGAAATTGCAGTGCTAAAGCTTTTATCTATTCTAACATCTGTATTAGACGCAATATAAACTACTTTCGCAGCCTGAGTAGAACTAAACTTAATTAGGTCTCCTACAGAAAGAGATGAAGTAAATCCGCTACCTGTTACTTTATTCGAATTTGCAGCAACACTTACTGTACCTATAGAAGTCCAAGCAGTAGTATGAGCATCACTACCATTTCCAGCATCATAGAAATAGTTATAACCTAAATCACTGTCTCTGTAAAATTCTATGAGTTTTAAAGGATCAGTCGCATCTCCGTCAACCATTATATAACTAGAGGAGAACACTTTGTCCTCTTCAGGCAGCGAAGAGTAGTCAATTGACGTAAGCCCGCTACAATCTTGAGTATACTCTGCAGCAGGTGACCCATCAAAAGTACGAACAAGTGAAGGGTTTCCATCAGGTGATATAGAGTAGTCCTTATCTTCTAGAGTGAATGTCCCCGCTGCGGTAATAAAGGCAGGAGAAGAAGCAGTAGCTCCAATTGCCATGCCATATTGACGAGGAACTGCTTGTAAAGCTTCGCTTTCAATGGTGAAAGTAGTTTTCACTCGGTCGGATCTTTGACCGTTTTGTGCAATTGTACGAACTCCAATAGTAAACGACCCCGCAGGTAAGTCCATACCAGATAAACTAGTTTGAGACCTGTCCACTCGTATTATCTTAGGAAAGCCAGGAATATCGCCTGTTACTTCGTAGTAATCTATGTATTGATACACTTCTCCATTAATTTCTGGACGATCCCAATATAGAGTTACATCATCTACTAATTGTCCAGAGTTTAGGCTCCCTGCTATAACATATGCATTAGTAGGGGCAGGTACAAACTCTCCTGACAAAGGCGGAGAGAACACAGGGTCACGAGTACTTAATGTAAAGTTATCATCTACAGCTGCATATTTTTCATTATAAAACTCTACTGCTGTTAGGCTATACTCATTCTTTGAGTCTTCTGAAATACTAAGAATCTTATAAAGTTTCTTAGAGCCTAATACTTCTTGACCGTCTATATTCTCTTGCAGTACCCAAACAGTCTCAGCAGATGGAGTTGTAGAGAATGCAGAATCAACTGTTAAAGAAGTGATATCAGAGCCAGAAGAGGTAGAAACTGTCTGAGTTTCTACGTTTGTATAAGGCTTCCATGTAACATCTACATAGTTTCCGCTATCATCTAAAATATTACTAGCTTCTGTTTCTGTATCTATAGTTCCAGAATCAATAACATCGCCTCTAGAGTAAGATACTGATCCAATTGTCGCAGAATCCTGGGCAAGAGTAGCTACAGTGTCCGTAAACAGCACACTCAGCTCATAAGTAGAGCCAGAAGTTAAAGTAATTAGGCGATCTAAAGGTATAGTAGTTGTATTTCTAGTACCAGTATTACTAATTCTGCCGCTATACTTTGCATTGCCAGGATATCGATCCGAATCCTGAACATTTATAACATCCCCAGGGGATAAGAAAGCTGCATTAAGTGCTGTTTTGAAAGATACAATTTCAGTCTGATTAACAGCAGTCCATAACTTCCAACGACCATATCGAAGTGCCTGACCTTCAGTAGTTGCACCAAATGCTGCAGCTTCTTCAGAAATGATTCGTCCAGTTTTAATGATATTCTGGCGATCTTCGACTATAAGATTCTCTAGCTTATAGTTTGCATCAGGGTTATTCCAAGTTACAACTATTTGATTCGAACGAGTCTTGCTTCCTGTAGTTTCATACGAGAAAGCGCCTTCTATAACATTTGCTTTGGAGAAGTTATAGATAGGATCAGAAGGCTGGTCTGTAATAGTATAGATTTCACCGTCCATCCAGTAAATCATACTTCTAAATACAGTAGCTAAGTCTTTTACAACTTTATAAGCGTCCGAAGATTTACTAAAGTATACATTTGTAGTAAATCGAGGCTCAGTTCCGCCGTTGCCGTCAGGAACAAGTTCATCACAGTATCTAGCAATTCTGTAAAGTGCGTACTTATCAATCTCATCTTCATTTAACCACTCACCAAGACCGTAACGATTGTTAGTAAGTATATCATAGAATACCCATGCAGGGTTATTTGTATAAACTTTTTCCGCTCTAAAGTTACCATCCCAGTTTTGGTAGGATGATTCGATAGACCCCGTACTAGTGTTCCTGTTATAAGTAGCTAGTCCTGATGCTCCCTCTTCACGAGTTACATAGTTTGAAGGTACTTTTACTTTTACACCTTTACAGTGGTAAGTTCGAGTAGGCACACTCTGGAAATCTTTAGAGTTTATCCGTACTTTTGCCATCGCTGTAAGAGGATAAGATAGATTTTCTTTTATGATACTATTTAAAGAACTAATAGACCCGTCTGTAGAAGTGGTATAATTAGTATTGGTAGTATTAGTTCCTTGGTTGTACGCCAAGTCATTAAATGTAGTACGAGTAATTCTAATCTTAAAATCTGTAAAGGGCTGATATTTTTTAAGATCAATAATTTCTTCGAACACACGAGGAGCATTGCTCAACCCTACGTGCTCTATATTCTGCCCTATAGATTGATAAGGCTGGAATGAGCCACCTTTTTCAATTGAAATTTCGCCAGTATACCTAACTGTAGCGGCTGTTTGAGTATTTGTCTCACTACGATTCCAAAGTTGTGGATATGCGAAGCTTACTCGTATTTCGTCTACTTCTTCTACTTGTGCGGCAGTAAGTCCAAAGCCTGCGGATGAAGTTCCTATATATTCTACTTGAGGATTATCAGTTTCTACAGGATCACTGTACAGTACAGGACTAAAAGCACTAAAAGAGCCTCCAGGACCTATAGCTATTGATCCAACGCCTGTTCCAGCTGCATCTGCAAAGGCAGGTTGTACAATATTTCCTGTACGGAATTGAACATCAAGACTGGCATATTTTGAGCCGTTACCAATCCTATCCTCTAAAGACACAACAGAGTAGTTTGTAGAAGTTAGGTCACACTTATAGCTTCCAGTATTACCTGGGAAGCTAGATGAAAGAGTAAGAGACGTTCCTGAAATAGAAGCTACTTGAAGTTTGCCGTCTACAACAATAGTATAGCTGCCATTCACAAGAGCAGGATTTAATGCACTACCCGGAAAAGGTATACAAACTACTTCTGTGCTTGAAATAAAGGAGTTAACGTACCCTTCAAATATTGTAGCAGAGCTAGAGTCTAAAAGGCGAATAATTGCTGCAGCAGTAGAGTTCTCTGGGTCATAAACAAAATCAGAAGTAAAAAGAGCACTGCTAGCAGTAACTGTAACAGCATCATAAGAAGAAACGCTAGTTAAAGATGCAGTACCTGATTGAGAGCCGTAGTTTCGTACTATTATATATTTTGTACCATTGTCGGAAGTATCTGCAAGTATTTCTTTCGTATACCCATTTTTATCTATAGTTACTGACGAACTGCCATTTGTGAAATCAAACTCTACTGGAGTTTGAGATACTCTTGTAAGGCTCTTCGCCTGCTCAAAGCTAGGATCATCGTTTAAATAAACAGACTTAGGGCCGTCTACCAAGCCATAGATAGGGCCTTCAGAGATAATATCTGTAAATAATATATCTTGAGTGTTTCTAAAAGAAGAGCCCGCCGACATAGGCCCAGACTGGCTAAGAGTGGCAGTAGAATTTGCTCCACCATTTATACCCCTCTCGTATAAATCCTCATAATGGGCGTCAAGTAGAGAATTAGAAATAATATTACCATTAATATCTACATCTTGATCTGAAGAAGTTACTCGCTTATTCCCATGTATCATTTCAAAAGATACTGGGTACCCAGGTACACGAAGTTCTCCATATAGTAATGGGATTGGCATACCTTCTACAATAGTTTGCTCTGAACCATTGAAGAGATATCCTTCGTCTTTTTCATCAACAGAAGGGTCTGGAGCCATTAACTGCTGAATACCAGTCATAGCTAGGTTTACTGATACTGAGGCCAGTAACATACCTGTTTTTGTCAGCTCTCCAGATACTATTAAAGCTCCTCCTGGATTTATGATAAACAATGTAGCCAGTGCTAGAGCGGCAAGAACTTTTCCTCCCCCAGACTTAGAACCTGCAGGAATAGGAGTGATAATAATATCACCTTCTCGAAGAGGAAGCAAGCACTCTAATGGAGTTTCTAACTCATTGCCACCTACTTCAATATGAAAACCAATATCACACTCTGCCGCATCTATAAAGTATTTTTTGAAAGAAGGATTATTAGCTTCTATAAGACGAAGAGCATCTTTTACACTGTCTCCACTAAAAGAGTGCTCTGCCCCAAAGTTTAATGCTAGCTCGCCTTCTAAATAAATCTTACGGTTCATATCGGTATATTCCAGTTAAATGCTTTTTCCACAAAGGATATAGGTTTTCTCTGCAAGAGAGGCGGTTTACTGCATGATGAAAAAATATATCATTATCAGTATAAACTCCACAATGGTTAGGTACTGCTGCTCCCATTGTAAATATTAATAAATCATTTGGCTTTAGATCGTTTACTTTCTTAAAGCCCCACTCTTGTATATGTTCGTCTGTAAAATAGTTATGACCGTGTTCCCACCAGTCATCTAAGTACGGTAATCTTTTCGGTAGCTCAAACCCTAAAGTCTGTTTATAGTAGTCCCTACACGCTTCCAGACAATCGAACTTACCAAACTCATACTCTCTTCCTACTAAAGTATTTACTTTTACTTCTGGTTCTACTATATTTAACTCCATACCAGGGTAGCTAAAAATATAGTAAGGTACTCCTAAAGAATTACAGTATTTTATATCGTTGTCGCTAGGTTCATTTGTCCAATCTATATGGTTGTGAACGATTGCGAATATATCTGCTTGCCTTCTTACTGAAATATAATCTGTAGGATCAAGTATAAAATCTTCGTTATCTTGTGCAAGATTTTTACAAGGAAAATACTTTTTCTTACCTTTTACTATTCCAATTATTCCGCAAGCTTCTTGAGGATAGTTCTCCTCAAAATGTTTCTGAATATCATCGATCATCTAAACTTCATGCTTCCTATAAAGGCTCCGAAAGGCAATATTTTACCCGTATTTTTATCGGTAGCAGGATCTGAATTAGAACTTCCAACAGTCTGAGGCTTAAACTGGAATCTACATTTGCAAGAAGATAATTTTTTACCGCAAACATCCCCCTTCTCCCAATAGTTAGAATCAGTAGATGGAGTATTTCCTGCGCCAGCAATTAAGCATTTCCATACAGTGGTTTGAGTGCCATCATTATACTCTACATAGTCTCCCGCTGAGTAAGAAGTTGCTCCACTATAAGTAACATAAGTTTCATACTGTCCAGAAGTCCAACCAGTCATTGTACTGCCAGAAGGTACAATCGGTTTATCGTCTACATCGAAATAAGCTTTGTGTGTATTGACTCCTCCAGCTCCATCAGAGTAAGAAACTACACTATCTTTACTCCAAATACACCCACCTTTTTGAGAGAGTCCGTATCCTTGGTACTGCCATGAACAATATTTGCCAATAACAGTACGGTTTGGTATAGTTATACCAGATAAATCATAAGGAGCTGAAAGTTCATAAGTTACTACTGTACTTGTTTCTCCAGAAATTCGGTCAAGTATGAATTTTTTAATTGGAAACTCTACAGGAGGAGAAGCATCACCGCTTTCTCCATATAAGTATTTTTTAAGAGTAGTTCTTTTTGTAACTCGCTCACCTACTAAGTCCTCTGCCTTAACGTTTCCAATTGCTGCTGAAAAAGTGTTTGCTACATTTGCTACACTAAGAGTAGGGCGGTTTATAGCTCCGTCCGCAGATAGGTCTACTCCGTCCATCATAATAGGAAACGCTATATACTCTCGAACAGTATAAGGACTAGTACGGTCTCGAAATTGTACAGTAGATAAATCAGCTTCTAGTCCTGCATGAAAATACAAAATAGTACCGTCTACAGTAAGTTCATAAAGTTCTACAAGCTCACTACCCGGGTCTTGTAGTTGTACTGCTTCTATTAACTCACTCATGCTTCATATACTCGTCGAAAAGTTGCTGTTACTGAGTACACACCTTCATGGTGGTACAGTTGATTATAGTTTTCACAGACTACTTTAAGAGCTAATTCTCCTCCTGCGTTATCATCAGGAATTGTATAAGTAAAAGCAGTTGCTCCCTTTAAGGAAGCAAAATACCCTGTGATATCATCGATTTCTGCAGCAGTACGATTATTAAAAGTTACACTAAAGGTCTCTTGAATAGAGTTGATTCCGTCTGCAATTCTTTGCTCGTAGCCATCTCCAAACTTTGCTACCAATACTTTAGGGGCAGATTGTCGCCCAATTCCCCTGTCGGGGGAAATGGTGCGACTGCCGAAACCTGCTGAAGTTGTAAATCCAAGTGCCATTATGCTGCTCCATATGGGCTAAGTATTCCGCCCGAACGTTTTTGATTTTGTAGTTCTTGCTGTACTGCTCGTGCAATAACTTGTCCAAGATTTCCTGCTTGAGCTGAATCTTGCTGAGAGTTAGTAGATGCGTTTCCTTGGTTGTCTACAGACACGTTTACAGTTACATTATTATTTTGTTGGCCCGAGCCTTTCATCTCTACTGGAATTGAACTGCCGTTTGGTAGAGGTACAATCGCCTCATTATGACGACCCTCTCCTACCATACCAAGGGTTGGCTTACTTACAATTCCGCCGTTTGCGTATGCACGGAAGCCCCCAGGAGCCATTCCACCCTTTGCAAAACCTAAGAAGCTAGTAAATAAGCTGGCAATTCCTCCGCCTCCGCCAAGTAATGAACCTAGACCTTGGAAAAGGCTGCCAAATATGCTTCCGAAGCCTTTTAGTAAGGGGTTCTCTTTTGAGAATAGTCCTGTAAGTCCTTTGAAGAAGGGATTCTCACTGTTTGAAAAGAATCTTATAATAGGGCTAAATAGTCCTCCACGCCTTTCAGTTTTTTCTGCCAGAACTCCTTGATCATCCTCTACAGAAGTAGTACCTTTTGATCCTAGAAGAAACCTTGATATACTACCCTGCTTTTTCTTCTTTACATCTTCTATTATAGAAGGCTCAGGAGGCCCTACAAATGCTGCAGGCTCTGCACCCATAGCAGAACGAATTGCTGCTCCGACAGCGGCTGCTCCTTCTGTAAGCGCATATGCTACTGTAACTGCTCCCATCTGCGCTATCTGTAAAGGATTAGTACCCATTATAAGATCAGTCAGCTGTGTAGATAGAGTATCGGCAATTCCATTCAATACTCCCTTACCTATGTTAACTATTGCGTCCTTTAAATTCTTCTCTTCACCTTTAATAACTGCTGCAATATTTTTCTGTACTGAAGACTCTAAGCCTTGATTTGCAGAATCATAGAGCTGCGCTACATTATTAGCACTTCTTTCTAGGCTTATATTTTGCTGGTTTATTAATTCTAGCTCTTGTTCTAAAGCTTGTAGCCTAGTTTGTTCCTGATTATTAAGTTTTCCATTTTGATTTTCTCGCTCATTATAAAGTATGTTAATTTGCTCTTCTACATACTTTCTATTGTTTGAAAGTTCTTGTGATTTCAACTCTCTCTGAATTAGGGTAGCTTGGCCTTTTGTCTGACCCCGCAGAGATTTTTCTGATATAACCGCTAAGGCATTTGCCCTTCTTATCTTATTTTTCTCTACATTATCTAAGGCTTCGGCAAATTGTAGATTTCTCTCAGTAATTCCAAGTTGAATTTTTTGTTCGTCAGTTAGTTTTCCGTTCTGGTTCCTTAAAGCTTCGGTTTCTTTAACTAAAGCTTTTAAAGCAATTACTGCGGACTCTGCTGCAGTAACATTTAGAAACCCCGTTCTAAGTTGATTAGACTGGGTTTTTGTGTCTTCCAAAGCTCTTGCATAGTTTTTGAATAGTAGTGTAGCTTCTTGTACCGCCGATTGCTCTTGCTTTAATTGAGTCAATAATTCTTGCGTTTTTTCTATGGACAATCCTTTAGTGTGTACTAATTCATTCAATGTTTCTAAGTAAGCTCTTATACTTTTAGAGCTTCCATCTGCGAATTGGTTATTTAATACACTTAAATTAGCTGCTTGATCTGTTAAGGTTTTTCCTAGATCTTTTAGTCTTTGATCATCCGAAGTATTAAGAAACTCGCCAAAAGTTTTATCAGTATCTGCTAACTCTTGCCTTAGACCTTTTAAGTCCTTTGCTGCTTTATTTATACTTTGAGCGGCTTGCCCGTAGGCATTAATACCTCCTCTATTTATTATGCCAGATAATCTATCTTCTCTATTTGCCAGGGTAGTAGCTGCTTTTTCTACGCTAATTTCGAGATCTTTTATATTTTCTAAGTTACTTTCTTGAAATTTTGCAAAATTTTCTAACCCTAAATCAAATAAAGGCTCTAGTTTAGGCAGCTGTACTGCCCCTATTCTAGTTCCTAAGTTTGTAAAGTACTCTAGGCCGGTGCCTCCTTCTTCTAGAAGAATTCTTTGAATCTCATTAAAGTTTTTAAACTCCTCTGTTAATGAGGATACTTTCTCTCCTGCATAGTCTAAAGCCTTAGAAGTCTCATCCGCTTCTTTTTTGGTTTTAAAAAACTGATAAACAACGACTCCCAGAGTTGCTGCTAAAGATACCCATGAAATTACTGAAAGTGCAGTCGCAGCAAAACCTGCAAAACTTGCAACAGCGCCTTTCATTGTAGCCATGGTTAGGTTCCAGCCGACCGCTATTTTCTTGCCTGCTACACCTATGAACCCTTGTGTTTTCTTAAATTCTTGCTGAATTCCTTTAGTGCTTTTCTTTGTTGCTAAAAGCATCTCATCAAGAGCTAACGTCCAGTTAGCTTTCATTTCTTTAGTTAAAGTTTTGCTGTTGGCAACCGCCCTCTTCATTCCTGATAACTGCTGAGAGCTTAGGTCTGCGCCACGTCCTTTACTGATTAAGTCAAAACCGCTACCAGGCTTTGTAGTCTTAAATCCTGGGTCTCCAAGAGCCTGAGCTCTTTGTGCAGCCGCTTCTTTATTTGCAACGCGCATTTCAGTAGTGTAAGACTTTAAAGCAGCTTTAGATTTTTCGTATGACTCAGTAGCTTTTTCAGCACTCTCTCTAGCTGTATTTCCAATATCTCGTAGACCTGGAAGAGCTGCCGTTAGTACGCCCTTACCAAAGACCCCTAGTAAAGCTACTCCAAGTAGAGGAAATTGAGAAATAGCTTCTGCAAATGGGCCTAGAGTTACTGCTGCAAATTCTTTTATTTTATTTATAATATCATCAAAAGACTTTCCTAGCTTATTAAAAGTATTTACTCCAGGGTTAACAACTGCAATAATTTTAGAGTACTTTCTTTCTGCCTGGTCTAGAACATTGTTTGCTACTGCTTGACTTCTTTGAAATTCTGTTAAATCTTTCTGAGATAGACCTAAAGCGTCTGCATACTCTCTAGTAGCATTATCTAGCCTTAGAATGATACCCAATTCATCTAGTAGTTCTGGCTCTGCTTTTGTTACACCTCGTACTAGTCTGTTAAATGAATCCGTAACATCTCTACCAAGAATTAAAGAAGCATCCTTAGCCGCAGTGCCTAAACGAGTTAATTGATCTGTAGAAAGGCCTGAAGCAGTACCTATTGCAGCAGCTTGAGACGCGTCTGTAAAGTTAATTTGTGCGTCAGTAGCAGCAATAATATCGTTTGTAAGAGATTTAAGAGCAACGCCAGTGGCGCCAGCATAAGCAGCTTGTCCAGCTTGAAGAGTTACTAGATTTCCTGCATCTTTTAGAAAGTTGAATGCGGCGGAAACTGCGAATAAGTTTGCGGCAAGAGTAGCATAGGCAGGTACAAGACCTCCATTAATCCCTTGAGCCATTTTGGAAAAGTTTTTGGTGGAGTTTGAAGAAGCCTGTGCAGTACCTTTCAGAGCTCTATCAGTGTTCCTAGAGCCTTGTGCAACCCCGTCTAAATCTTTGGCCGCTTTGTTAGCTTTGTTGCCTACCTGTTTAAGAGTACCATTGTCGGTAACTTCTACATCAACTTTGACTTTATTATTTGCCATTATCCTGATACATTATGGGTGTAGTTTTTACCACCGCTTTTAGCTTTACGCTCTTCAGTTTTTCTTCGTTGGTTGGCTTCTTCAGCTCTTTGATTCATTAGAATTCTTTCATATACTTTCATAAAGTATATTGTAGTCTTTTGGTCTTCTACTTCATATATCTTAAACAGTTGTGAGCAATGTGACCAGTCTTTTCCCATATAACTACCAGACATACCTTCCCAAACATCTGATAATAAGTTAAACATAAAAAATGCCACTTGTACCTCTGCCGGAAAGTTCGACTCGGTAAGTGGCATCTTTTGGGGATCAGGCTCTGTGCCTAGCTGCTCGCATATTTCAAGATACTTATCTACAGATACAGACGCAGACTGTTCTTTAACATAGCGAGCAAGTAACTCTTGTATTCTGGCTACTTGCTCCCAGTAAAATTTTCAAGATCAGAAACAGTATCTGTAATCCAAGAATCAAAAGTATTAGAATTACGCATTAGTAACTCTGCATTTTCACGATTAAAAGGCAACTCATCATCGGGATTCTGCTTTGAAATATCCACCAAAAGAAACTCTTCTAAGTATGAAAATTTCAGTCCAGACCAACCTTTAATGACTGCACTAACATACTCTTCCAGAAACTTATCTTCATCTAAAACTTCTTCTGGTTGGTGAGTACGCTTATTAAACTTTGTTGATACACACTTCTTACGTAGCTTTACTAGTTCGTCCCGTCCTAAATAGCAAATATCTAAAGAAAACCCTTTATAGCCTGGAAAATCGATAGAAACTGTCTTGCTTGGTGTAAGTAAGCTAGCTAGGGAAACTGTAGGTTTTACTGCGTCTGTCATGGTATATCCTTTTGTTGTTTATAAAATAAGTGAGGGCTTTTACACCCTCACTTTTATTGTTATTAGTATATGTTATCTCAACAGAAAAGTCAAGAATTATTTTTAATTAGGTAGTTGGTCCTACCAGCTCTACCCATGCTTCATCCGCAGTGTCGAGGTCAGTACCAAGACCCATGAAGTTTGTAGTGATAGAGATCAGATCTCCAACTTCATGTGTAGGAATTTCTACGTGCGCTGCTGGAATAGTAATATTCACGTGAGGAATACTAGTAGCTGTACCACCAAGCTTGTAAATCAGCTTAAACTCGTTAGTAACAGTAGTGTTTAGAGCCTTTAGTCGATCGTAGAATGCAGCAGAAGTAGTGCCTACTCCGTCTTCATAGCCTAGATAGCAGCTAAAGTTTCCTGATACGCCCCTTTCTCCAAGAATACCTGCGAAAGGCAAGTTTACTGAGCCTAGCTCTTCTGGAGTTAGGTAAGTAAGGTTATTACTAATAGTAATATTACCACCAGTCAAAGTAAGGTTATAAGCTTGGTCACCATCAAGAGTATCTGTGATAGCAAGCTGAGAAATACGGTTACGAATAAAGTTATCAGTATCAGTAACGCCAGTATCAATCAAAGTAGTAGCAGTGCCTGCACCATCAGTTGATTTATACAGTTTCTCTGTAGTAATGTTATAAATGTAATCATCTTGAGCAGCCGCACTTAGGGCAGCAGCATAACCTGCCGTAGTTGCTTCTGTAGCTGCTTGGTCAGTAATAACTGTACCAAATCCAGACCAGTTAATTGTAGCAATACCTTCAACATCAAAATCGATACTTGCTTCATTAATAGTAGCATTTTCCATTTTGTAGTATTTACGGTTATCATCACCAAGTACAAAGAAGATGTTTACTCCATCTGCAAGAGTTGCTCGGTTTGAATGTGCAAAATTAACTTGTTGAGCGGCTAGTCCACCTTTTGAAGCTCCTGAAGTAACTTGAGTAGTTACATCATTAGTTGTGTCATAAGTAAACTCTCCAGAGCCATAACCATCTGCGCCTGCCATCAGTGCCCAAAGTGCGTTATCAACAGCACCGTGCGCTGAAGCAGCGAAGTAAGGACGTGCATATGTAGAGAAAGACCACTCTGCTGGAGCCAATGAGTCGTTAAATGCTTTCTTACCACGACGGCTTACTCCGGCTGTACTTTCCATCTCTGACAAAGTAACTTCGGTTGCATTGGTTGCTTGAGAGAAGCTGAAACCATCTAGTACTGGAATCTCCCAAATAACCGAGTCAAACTCAACGAATACTTTCGTATACCGAGTAAAATATAGTTGTTGTGCCATTATTGTCTCCTATAATCCTGAAAAAACTTGGACTTGAACTTTTGTTCGTGCCAGTATTTTCTAGTATCGAACCTCTACTACCATCTCTCCGACGCCGTATGGTTCAAGTACACCTTCGTCAGTATCAATACTGAGGACTGTGATTTGGTGCGTATATTGTGCTACGCCTTTTCTATCAATGTATTGTAATCTTGAATTATCCTCTAAAACTACTTCTACATCTTCCATCAATTTATCTAAGTCTTCTACTGAGTCCTCTGAGTTTACATAGCATCGAAGAGTTAAGTTCATGAATCGATCTTTATACCCTCCAGCCTGATATTCTCTAGTCTCGCTTCCTGCATTTAAATGTACTGCTGGGAACTCTTCAATTTCATCCCAAAACTTTAATCTGGGGTGAACATTGTTAAATAAATTAGTTAAATATTCTCCATTTCCATTTATTTCTTTTAATTTATCTACTAATGCGTTAACAATGGCTTGTCTTCGTGTAGTATAAATTCTTGTAGCCATTATTGTCTCCTAGTGTAAAGTCTTCCAGTTACCATTTGGGCCGCTATTTCTCGTATAGACTTATCAATAAGCTTTCTAGGGTCTCTATCTACATCTCCCTGAGCATACCCAGGCTCAAAAGTTTGATAAGGGTATAATTGATAAGTATATCCTACGGAAGGCAAGCCTTTTTGAGTAGTGTTTACATCTGTAATCTTTACACTACCTGCAAAGACCCCGCTTTGGTAGTTAAGAGCCGGGTCTTCCATATTTTTTGCTACAGTCGCATTAATTCTAGTATTTAATAATGCGTATAGCTTAGTTTGTGAAAAACCTCCTGTAAGACTTGATTTTCTTACTCTAGAGGTTCTTGACTTAGTAGTTACTTTAACTTTGGGCTTAACTGTAGTAGCTACTTTAGTAATAGAATCTTTAAGCTTTATGTTTTCAGTAGTTACCTTAATACCTTTTTTATTTTTAAATGGGTCTGTAACCGTTTTTATAGTTTGTTTTCTTTTTCTAGTTTTAAAGCTGTCGGATCCTTTTAATTCTGCAAAAGCGAATGTAGGATCTTTTTGCAGCTTTTTTAAAGCTTTGTCTAGTACTGCTAACAAGTCCCGCTTCTTTGTTTGGGAGCCTTGTCGCTCTGCCTGGTTAGACACAGCAGACCCCAAAAATACTTGCATTGTCTCGGTTTTGGAATTACGGATTACCGATATATCCACTCCCTGAGCCTCAAAAAACTTTTTTACAGTTGTTAATGTATTTCCTGTAGCGTTTAAATCGCTTAATACATTGTCTATAGTATCTCTTACAGTAGTCTCTAGAACTCCTACAAATTTTCCATGCTCGAGATTGAACAATCCACCTCTTCTACTTAGTAACCCTTTTGACCTTCGGTTTATTGAATTAAATAAAGTATTTAAAGGGCCGTTATAAACGCCTTTAATTCTTTTAAACACGTCCCCTTCGGCAGGAATTACTACTACAAGTTTTCTATGGGAAGCAAAAGTTACTTGTGCTTTTCCTTGTCTCTCTTGTACTCTATACCTATTTGTAAGTACAGTTATAAATTTTAGTATATCTGCATCGCTTTGTTTTGATATTTTTGCTGCAAATGCTTTAGCTTCTTTATTGCTACCTTCTGTAAACGCTGCTGCAATACCTTCTCGTAAACCCCTTTTTAAAGCCCTACTAGTTATAGTAAATACGTGACCTCTTTTATTAAAAAGTTCTCTTTGTGCGGCATTTGCGTCTCTAGAGCTTACAGCTAGTAAATCTTTTTGTAGTCTTTCCAAAAATTTTCTTTGGCTAGCAGCACTCATTAGAAGTTTTTATATAAGTCTAGTACACGCTTGATATGGTCTGGGAAAGCAACATTATTACGCTGGCTAGTGCTTGCTTGATTCTGGATAGAAGCTCCTGCGAGTGTGCGGCGCTCCTTGTGCTCATCCTTCAAATAATAAGTAATTAGGTCAATTACTGCAAGTTGTAAGTCTGAAGGAACTGTCTCGTACCCAGCAGTATAAACTACTTTCACAGCTCCAGGGCCTTTAGGCCAGTTTCGATAGTTTCTTCCACCAGTAGTACGGAAAATGCTATCAGTAGTAGGGTCAAAGTAAAACTCATAAGCAGCTTCTGTAAGTTCTACATAACTATCTTGGTAAGAATCTCGTATTTCTACGGATACAATAGTATTAACAGGACTCTCTGTAAGTTGTACAATTTCTGTGTCCCAGTTAATATTTAGATATTCGGTTTTATTAGTAGCGTAGTAGTCTACAATACTGTTTCCACAATAAGTTTTTATTAATTGACTCACGGACGGAATCAAAGCTTCGATACGCAAATCTTCTTTCGGAGATTGGATACCTTCAGCTTCTTTATATTCTTCTAACGTAATTAAGTTTGCCATAAGTCAATTAATAAAAACTTGGGGGAGCGAACTCCCCCTCGTTTTTTCTGTCAGATTAAGATGCGAGGTCGATCTTAACAGCTGAACGGTTACCTGCTGCATCTGCAACCAACTCTTCAAAACCGAGTGATTGAGTAGCAACGATAACACGACGCTGGTTACCAACTTCGTAATCAGTCTCAACTTGAACACCACGGAGACGTGGGATTGCATAGTTGCGAGTATTAACAGCGAATGCTGCAGGTATGCCGGCTGATTCTGAAGCAAAGCTGTCAGAAACGATAACAGGCGAGCCATAAACAGCACCGATTGCACCAGTAATCTTGGTAGCGATATCAGAACCTACATCAGTGATGTCTGCGAAACCTGAATCTTCGATCAGCTCGAAGTAACGGGCCTGGCTAACAATGTATGCAACGTCCATTGGGTTGATACCATACTTACCCATGTCCTTACGACATGCAAGAAGAGCAGCTGCAGTGAGCGCGTCGCCGCCACCGATGCTAAGAGTAGCAGCGTTAGCAGTTGCATAACCGTCAAGGCCGGTGATTGAACCAGCACCATTGATGATTGCGCCGTCTACTGCACGTGCGTGTGCACGAGCAACTGACTCAACAAGCATAGGCATCAAGTTAACGAGTACTTCTTCGTCTACATGGTTATCCATGAAAGTCTGTGAGATTAGACGATAAGCATTCAGAATTACTTGTGAAGGCTTGTAAGTGTTGTCTGAATCACCACGATTTTCCAAGTTACCTGCTGCAGCTGCACCAGTTTGGAAAGTTGCAGCTTCAACATCAGGCTGAATTGGTAGTACAGTAGCTGCACCATTTACAGGGATCTCACGGAACAAACCAGCAGTGCGGAGGTTAAGAGTAACTTCCTTTTCGATTTGACGAGAAACTTCCTGATCGATATCAGCAGCAGTTGACGCATAAGCGATACCTGCCTTCTCCTGGAGGTTCTGAGCGAAAGTAGTGTTCATACCTTTGCCAGTCATAACACCGAGGATGTGGGCGTGCATAAAGTCTTTGCCCCACTTTGAAAGATCGCCAGTAGTGCCACGATCTGCGAAAGTACGCTTAGAGTCACGCATCTTAGCGAGCTCATCGCTCTTCTCTTCGAGTTCTTTCTTGAATGCAGCAAGAGTTTCGTTGATGTTAGCATCTTTCTCAGCGAGTTTCTCTTCGAGGTCAGCTTGCATACGCTCTGCGCCAGTCTCAACAGCAGTAACTACCGCTGACTTAACTTGCTCTTCTTTGGCAGCTTTCTCAGCGATTGCTGCATCTTCTGCGTCTTTTGCAGCTTTTTCAGCTGCTTTTTGCTCGGCTTGCTTCATTGCGATAGTAGCAGCAGTTTCTTCCGCTACTTTTTTAGCAAAAGCTTCCAAGTCGATTTCTGGAGTATTAACTTCAGACATTTTGATCTCCTGTTGTGCGGATTGTTCCGCCTTTTCCGGTGTGTCACTAGCTACGCTAGAGGTAATAACCTCGTCCTTAGCCAGAGTCTGACCGGCTAGATCTACACGATTAGTGAAAGTTTTCTTGAATTCCTCATACTCATCCATCGAGTTAAAGGACTTCGCCAAAGAAAAAGTAGCCGCCTGATTGCAAGGTACGGAAACAACCGAAACTTCAAACAACTCAGCATCCTTAATCATCAATCCATCAGTTTCCATAATATAATCAGCATCCTTGACTCGGAAACCGACAGAAAAGGCTCCAAGAACACCGTCTTTAACAAGTTCGCAAACTGCTGCAGGAGCAGATTTGCTTATTTTAGCTTCAAGCTCTAATCCGTTAGGAGTTACTTTCAACCCCGTGGCGCGACCGATTGGCTTGTCATAGTCATGATTAAAAAGAATAATAGGATTCTTTTCAAAATTAGCAAGTCCACCCTTTGTCCATGCCTCATGAGAGATAGAATCTCCTGCACGATCAAAATCTGCGGTGCTTGCCATACCTCGAATCATCACACTACCGTCTTCAATAGTCTGTGATTTAAAGGTAGAGGTTAGATTAAATATCTTTTCCATCTTCTTTTACCTCTGCTTTCGCAGGCTCAGCCTTTGGAATTTCTATTTTTACAGGCTTGGGCATTTCCGGCTTTTTTGGAGCTTCTACTTTAACTTTCGGTAGTGCCGGTTTTGACGCTTGAAGCCATAGTTCTGGCTCATTTCTTTTCATCATATCTAGCATTCTAGAATATGACCGAAAAATTCTTCGAACATTGGAAAGTAGAATTGGCTTATCTTTTGCTTTTACATAAGATGCTTGATCTAGTATCTTTCCCTTCTCCGCAAAAAACATTGCCATGTCTTGCAACGCTTTTTTTACTTGTGCCCTATTCGACATTTGTGTCTCCTTCCGTAGGTCTTCCACCCAAATCTGGGTTGGCTGCGCTACCTGCAATATTGGCAGGTACTCTTAAATCACTATGTCCTTCAATACCTTCAAAGCCTAGGTTGTCTCTTGCTTCGTTTGGAGTAATAATTCCAGCATTTACAAGTGCTGAATAGTATTGCGCGGAGTCGCGCAGTTCTGGTTGTAGTGCTGGGATATTTGTAATATCTTCCGACAGCTCAAAACCAAAAAACCTTTCCAAAGCAAAGTTCAACTTTCGAACTACTGGTAATACACTCTCTAGGTAGTAGAGGCGCATATTTGGACGAATGTTTGCGTTGTTTCCAGAATCTAGTAAGATTGGTGGAATACCTAACGCTTTTAAAATAATCTTTTCTGATTCTTCAGTAGCAGACTGAAAGTCTAGCTCTTTAAAGTTGACATTTGAAATAGAATCTACTTCAATTCCACCATCTAGAATAAGTGGCCTACGACCACCAGCTTCTGGACGGTAGCGAGCTTGCCAAGACTGAAGCATACGATCTTTAATCTTCTCAGACAAAGTATTTGGGCTTTTCAGTACAAGACCTGGAACAGCTCCATTCTTAAAGAAGTTATCCTGGAAAGTACGCATACTCTTCATGAGTATCATCGTACGAAGCGCGGGCTTCAGGCGAGGAACGCCTCGGTAAATAGAGTAAAACGAATTTTCCTTAATGTGTATAATCTCATTTGGAGAATAAGTAATCTTTTCGTTAAACGTAAATTTCTCAATATAAGTAGTATTACTCGCATGAATAATCATCTTATCTGCTGGCAAGTGATACAAGTGTACGCCATCAAAATAAATAAAGATGTTACCATCGAGTATTAGGTCAATAATACAGTTTCTACGAAAAGTATTAATGTCTTGAAAAGGATTAGGCTCAGAGTTAAGAAGTATATCTACGCGCGAACGCTTAATACCTTTTACTACTGACATACCTTTAATGGCGGTGCCTACTACAGTACGAATCTCAGCAGCATCATCTACGATCATATTTACGCCACGATTTACTATTTCTAGTTCTTCGTATGCGCGCTCGTAGGAGAAGTGAGGCTCTCTGCTAGGCTCAATCTTATTGTCGTAGTATTGCTGCGCAGGATTTAGCTTTTCTTCTAAATCTTCTGGCTTTCTACCAAGTAGTGTGTCATACCACGCCATGTTTATCTCTCTGTACTTCTACCCAGGCTTCTTGCTTTTTAGCTGTTGCAAGAGACGGGTCTTTTCCGTAAATTGAATGTAGTTGTAAGTGATGATCGTGGCATAGAGTTACTGTATGTTCGTACAGCTCTGTCCACTTTTCTTCTATGAACTCATCTCGCCAAACTACAATATATTCATCCGTATAATGTTCTGGGCGTGCTTTTTGTTTTTCTTTTAACCACTGAGATAATAATGGACTTAAACTATAAAAGTGATGAAAGTCTAATTTCTCTGTGCTATGGCAAATATAACAGGCTCCTGCTTTTTCGTACTTCGACTTTGCTTTATCTCGAATATACTTAACCTTGTCTCTCTTTAGTTCTGCCATGCTTTTTGGTTTTCCATTTTTATTAACGAAATTATAGCTAACTTGAGGTTTGTTGTCAAACACTATTTTTGGTCATGTATTACTAGAATGTGGTCTGCGAAGTTTCGAATGAGTATAGCCCGTACCTAAGAGCGTCTGCCATATGAGATGCCATATTATGCTTAGGTTTCTCTTTTAACAGATTTGGATTCGGATCCCATTGGTACTGGTCTAAGCAAGCTAGAGTTTCCCCACATGTCTGATCTACAATCAATTTATTATTATCTACTATCGCTGCTACGTGCCCAATACCATCAATAACCGACTTCTTTGCATTAATTGTACTAATATCGTAATTCTGAGCAAAGTCAAATCGAGTTTGTGCCGCTGCAGAATCTATGTAGATATAGTCTATATCGTATTTGTTAATCGCCTCACGAATCTCTTCAGCGTGTTTATCAGTAGTTTTTTCAGAGTCATAGTATTCACCTAGTACATAGTATGTTTCTGAGTCCCAATCATATGCAATTACACAGAAAGCTGTAGGGTCTCGGAAGCCTACGTCAAGGCCTGCAAATACATCCATACCTGTAGTATCTAGCTCTGACAAGTCTGCAACACACTTCTCTGCATCGAAGTTCCAAATTTGTCCTTCGTATGTATTAAAGTCAGCTTCATACTCTTGCTTAAACTCTGCGTCACTCATAGATTTTCGAGCTTCATCAACGTCGCTTTGGCTCATACGAGGATTATCTTTATATGTTGCTCGAATACTTATCCATTCTGGAAATTCACTAGTAAAGCCACGATCAAAGAACTTTGCAAACCAGTTTGTCTTACCCCGAGGCGTAGAAATAAAGATTGCCTTTGAGTTATCCTTGTCGAGTGTAGGACGAAGAGACACGTTAAATGCCTCTTCTCCATCTGTCAATGCAGCTTCGTCAAAGATAATCAGATCGTAGGAACGACCGACTGAAGAGTCCACTTGATTTACAGAGCCCATTCGCACTGTAGAGCCGTTCGAAATTTCAATCACTTTGTCCTTTGCATTATCTTTTGTAACTTCTAGGTCAAAGTGCTTGATTAGATTTCTCTGCAAATCAAATGAGATTTGTGAAAGAGAGTAGTTTGGCGACATAATAAGTATATTTGAGCCTGGTACAAGTGAAACTAACTGGCCTATTACATTCGCAATGTATGTTTTGCCCTGCCTCCTGGATAAGGCGGCAGAAACAAATCTATACTTTGGATTATTAATTGCATTAATTAAAGCTACCTGAGAAGGTAGTGGATTAATTCCTAATAACTCCAAATAGGGAGATATAGGTAGCTTAATAAATCGTGTATCAGAATGTAGTTCTTGAATTTCTGTGTAAGGCACATCTGCTCTACTTACTTGTACTGCCATTTTTACTCTCTTTTATCTAGTACGTTATTATGCTTTTAAAGACTCTGTCAACATCTTGAGAAAGGAATCCTTTCCCGCTTGTAGTTGTGGAAAGTTAGCTTGGTCTGGGCTGTCTGTTAGTGCTCTTCTAGAAATTAAGCTGTGGTTTCTTCTGGAGATAGGTAGACCGGATGCTCAGGATCTTCAACAATAGTCATATCACTTAAGTTCAACTTTGCTGTAGAGGATAAATAGTTTATATCTAACTTTACCCAAGTTAAAGAACCTGTTGGAAATCTATCATTAGGGTCTAAATCTTCTTGAGCCTCACACATAGATTGTAGCTCATCTTCTGTAAAAGTATCTGGGTCCCTTTTTTGAGTGCACTTTATCCAACCTTCAGTTTTATGATATATTATATACATAATTTCTCCTTATGTTTCATTTACGGTTATAAGAGTATACTCATAAAAATGAGTAGAATAGTGATTGACGCCAGTATAATATAACTTATCTCCGGGTGTCATATAAAATTCAGTATCATACTCACATCTATTAGATGGGGTATCTCTTCCTCCTCCTCTATAGTTATTAAAGTTAAGGTAGGCACTGCTGCTGTTGCTATTTCTAGTTGTATTTCCAGCTGGGCGATAAACATGTCCTCCGTAATAGCTTCCATCGGTATGCTCCCCAGAAATCATATTTTTTCTAAAAGGAACCATTATACCTCCAGAGCCCCCCTGTGAATAACTTAAGGCGAATCCAAGAGGTTTATAGCCTCCTTCAGGAGAGGAACCTCTTTGAACTATCCAACCTCCCTGCACTTGATTTTGATTGCTCGGAACGCTACTACCGTTATTGTAGTCGAGAATCATATACCATTCCTGAGGGTATACTTTTGTAACTCCTGAAGAAGGTGCTGTATACAATAAAAGTTTTGTATTTCCAGAAAAAGTTCCTGTCCCTCTAGAGTATGATACTGTTTTTGCCATAATTTATTCTCCTTTAGAATGATGAAAATGCTGCGCCTCCGCCTCCAGAGGCTGGTAAGTTTGTTAGAGCAGACCCGTCGCCTTGAAACGCCGTTGCTTTTACTGTTCCATTTACGTCGAGTTTCTGTGTGGGGGAAGATGTGCCAATACCCACGTTGCCTGTGAAGGTTGGAGATGCTAAAGGAGCTTTAAGGGCTAAACTGTTTGTAACAGTAGTAGAGAAGTTGGCATCGTCACCAAGAGCAGCAGCTAATTCATTAAGAGTGTCTAAAGTTCCTGGAGCAGCTGCTACTAAGTTAGAAATAGCAGTATCTGCATAGCCTGTGTAGTACGACCCCTGCTGACCATCTAATAAGTCTGCATCTAGCCCAGAAGCAGCTCCATCAACGGTCTTAACAGCCGTTAGAATCTCAGTAGCTGTTTGATCTGCAGTAGCACCAGTTTCAATGCCATCTAGTTTAGTACCATCAGTAGCAACGTCACGACCGTCAACTGTGCTTGTAGTCGTAATAGCACCAGTAAATGCTGCACCTGATAAAGAAGCTTTCGCATCTAAGTCAGTTTGTATATTCGAAGTAATATCGTCAAGAAAATTAATCTTGGAGCCGCTATCTCCAATGTCTTTAGATCTACTCATTTTCTATTCCTTTTTACCGCTGTTGGCATATAAGCCGAACCAAGCAGCACCGGCTCCTACAATTACTGAAATTAATCCTGCTTGCTCCATTGTAGGGGCTTCTAAAGCCATGAACCACTTGGAACTTGAGTAGAGCAAGTAGATGTAAGTAGTGATAAAGATTCGTGGAAAGATACGCCAAGAATCAATAGCAGCTGCTAAATCTTTTACTTTTTGATAGCGCGCTTCAGGAGCGGCTGCCTCTGGCTCTGCAGCGGCTGCATCTTCAAGTTCATCAATACGGTCTAATAGAGCATTATATTTATCTAAGTCTACCTGTACTTCATTTCGAGTTGTATCTTCCATATTTAATCTCTACAAACTTTGACCATTACCGAGGGTCAAGAATCATGTCAAACGAAGCAGTTGCAGGAAAATTGTTTCCTGAAGTTATCGCTCTAAAATCAATATCCATCTTCGGGGATAGATTAAATGGAACTGCATAAGTCTGAGTGAACGTTGACTGATATAATTCTACATCTGCACGAATTCTAAAAGATTTACCAAGCTCTCTTGTAAATATTTTAAAAGAGGCATCTCCACCTTTTCCAACACCTACCGTAAACTGGCAACCAAACGCGCGTACATTTGCAGGAATTGTATAAACTGCCATAAGTGTTTGGCTATACCCTGCTAACATATCTGCTACAACAGTCCCTGTTCCAGATACTGTACGAGCAGTAACTCGCCCAATGTTTGAGGCACCGTCTTGATACTTCATACGGAATATTCGCTTAAAAGTATTTTGAGTTGGAACGGCTGTAAGTCCTGTAAGAGTAATAGTTTCCTCTAAAGACTCATAATTTTCATCGAGACCATATAAAGTAATACCGCCAGTATCAGAACCGCTTGTGCTGATTACATATAGAATTTGTGCAGTATCTAAGGCTGCCCAAGGATAGAGTCCACCTTGAGTCCAGATGCTTTGAGACCCCGAGACTAAGTTAGGGTTTGATCCAAACTTGTGCTCAAAGTAATAGTCTTGCTCAGCTTTTCTAGCAATGTCTAATCCGTAGTGTCCTATCATTACCATTTCACCTTGTCGGCCCAATAAGCTGCGCTCATCTTACCCTTTGCAATATTCTTCGCATGGCGAGCTTTAAAAGACTTGCGTTTTGCCTTCATTGCTGCTGACTCGCCTTTCTTCGGCTTGCCTGCAGTCTTTGCTCCTTTCTGCCCAAAGCGAATAGTTTTTACTTTGCCACCGCTTTTAGCAACTACAATGTGAGACTTCTTTGGATGCCCTGGAGTACGCTTTGGCTTGTTGTAACCAGATACGCCCGCACGCTTTAGTCTTGAATCTTTCTTCTTACCTTTTTTTACCGCCACGCTTCTGTCTCTTGCGAGCAAATGTTGCTACATTCCTCGGCTTGCCTCCAGGGTTACCTGCGGCTCTCTTTCTACGAATTGCGGATCTTTTCTGAGCCGCTGTCATTCGAGCAGCCTTTGAAGCGGGTACACACTTTGGGTAGCTTTTACTCCCTGCTTTCTTTCGTCCGCAAGGCTTGTAGCCTCCGCCCTTCTTCGGGCGTGAGATATCTACCCACTTCTCTTTAAACCACTTTGTTAAACCGCCTTGAGGCTTCACTTCTTTTTCTTTTTAGCGCGCTTTTTCTTTAGAATAGCCATCTGTAAGGCCTTTGGTAACTTCTTTTGTTTGGCAGTCAAACCTTTTGAAGCTAGTTTCTTCTTGCCGCCCTTCTTCATTGGACGTCCTCGCTTTTTTCCGTATGTTCCTTTTCCTGCTGGCATTACTTGCTCCCCATGCGGTATCTACCGCCCTTGGCTTTGTAAGTCTTTACAAGCCAACCATTTGCGTAAGCTGAAGGATAAACCTTGAATTTACGCTTTGCCTGTGCCTTCACACGAGCGTAAAGCTTCTTATTTGTGGGTACAGGCTTTTTCTTTGTTACTTTTCTTCGTCTTGCAGCCAAGTTTTAAGCTCTGCCTTTTCGATAACTCCGTCACCGTCTAGGTCTGCCTCTAGGATAGTTTCTTCTACGATAGCTCCTGCTAACGTTGGCTTATCAATTCCTACAAAGGCTTTTGCTTCACCTTCCGTGTGAAAACCGTTAATTATGGTTTTTCCTTCAAGGATGAGGTACATTCCGTTTCGTTTTTCAATTGTTCGCATTCTTCCTTCTCCTTTTTGGAACCAAAGATTAAGTCCCAACCTGTTGCATAAGCTTTGTCATCACGACCCTTACGCGGCTTTGAGCCTTTTCCAGCTTCACTTGCCATGTTACCTTCCTAATTTGCTATAAAATTTATGTGAGCCTACGGCGATATAGTTACCCCCTGCCCAGCGGGGTTGTACATAGTGTGCATGGTACCAAAGTGCTCCGTCCGTAGGATCAGAATACTTTCTGTAGATCATCGCTACTCGTACTGCTTCTTTCCAAGCTGAAGCATCAAATGGAGTATCGCTTTTACCGTCACAGTACCAGGAAAACTGGCATTGATTACGAGATTCTCCCCCATCCTGTACTACTCCACAATAAGAGTTAGGAAATGAGGAGGATTCGACACGGTTCTCTACCACATGAGCTACTGCAAGTTGAGATTGAAAGTCTTCGCTACGCGCCTCGAAGTAAATATTCAAGGCCATACACATCAGAACTGTCATCCCGCAAACACAGTAACTACGAGTCCCGCTAAGAACACGATTACTGCTCCCCCTACTGCGATAAGGCGGCTTTCCATACGCTCTAAAGCTTTTTCAATGTCGCCAAGGCGCTGAAAGTTAGTCTTCCAACGCTCTTCACATTGCACTTCGTGACGGTCCAACTGATTTTCGAGCGTGTGTATTCGCTCTTCAACTTTATCCTCCACCATTGAGTAGTTTCTCCATCAACTTTCCGTAGTTTCCTTGACCGAAAGGTATGGCTTCGTTAATCTGCACATTAGTTTGATTCTTAATTGAAGACGAAGATGCTTTCTCAAGCTCTGTCTGTGCCTTAATCTCATCCATTCGCATTTTATGGGCCATTTGTAATAGGTCTGCTAAGTCTTTCTTGGAATAAATTCCAGTCTCAGTAGCTTCTTCCAGTTTGGAAGCTATGATATCGTCCATTACTGAACCGATATTGCTTCGATTACGGTAACCCATGTCTAGGTAGACTGTATCGATATAGCGTTTTACTTCGGCTTTGTTGAGAGCCTCTACCACTCTGTCTTCTGTAACGCAAAGATAATTGCAAACTTCACGAATATTCCCATACTGTAAGTATGCATTCGCTATTTCCAATCCTTCTGGAGAAACTGTGGTAACTTCTTTAGTCATTTTTGAATTATACTGTCTAAGAGCTACGAAGTCAAGATATTTTTATACCTAGGTTACTGGGCCAACGGATTCGTCGCAGCATCTAAGCCTTTCCACAGATCGTCAACCTCAGTTTTTAGCAAGTTCATTTCTTGAGTATAGTTATTATAGTCTTTTGCAGACTGTTGTACGATTAAGTTATTTTCTGCAACCATTTTATCAAGCCCCGATACTAACTCTCGCAAAGTAAGTAAGCTTTTCTGCTGCTCTGAGATATTTACTAGATTTGTTGAAAACTCTGACAACTTACCCTGAAGCTCAGAAACATTGTTATCTGAGAGTTGCTGAGATACAGTCGCAATCTTTGTATTGTACTCTGCAAGAGTTTTCAGCATGCCTTCCTCAAGTTCTACAAACCCGCTACGAACTTCAGTACTCTGAGAACGTGCTGACACCACAGACTTCTCTAGAGTTTCGAGGCGAGAGAAGAATTCTGATGCTGCCCATATACCTCCACCAATTGTTGAAGAGAAAGAGAGAAGTATGGCAAGCCACACACCTTTAATCTTTGTACCTCCAACATCCAGCTCTAAATTATTCACACGTTTCTCCTGTAAAGAAACACGAATTCTGTGTCGGTCCTGTCAAGTAGAGAGAGCTCTCCAACCCAGTTGAGAAGATGGAGTCGATAGATGCGATGTAATTTCCCAAACCTAGGGAAACTGTAGAGGCCATAAATGAGATTTCAATCGTAGACGTATCACGATTAAACGTTTCAGTTGCTACTTCAGAGTATTGCACTCTAAAGTCATAGGCTTGCGCATCAGCGGATTCAACGAATGATTGCGAACTTGAAGCAGTAATATAGGCAGCAGCGGTAGCAGCGGCACTTTCTACGGCCACTACAGAGTCGTTATACGCTACGAGCTCTACAGAAGTAATCTCTACGTTATTTGTAACGATAAAGTCTTCGAGAGCAACTTCTTGTTCAACAGTTGTTGCGGATGCTGCCATGCTGCCCACTTCTACAGCCTCTATAAGAGGAGCAGCTGCATAGGTAAAGTTTATAACAGCGTTATCGAGTTCTTCTATCTTCTGGTCTGCTTGAGCTGTTAGCCATTCTTGAGCTCCTGGGTTACTAAAGTCCAGTGCATTGTTATAGGCTGCAACAATATCTTCGCTAATAAGTGCGGCGTCAGATGCTCCAACCGGAACAACCTGCCCCCCAAGTGCAACATCATTCATGCCTCCTACGATTTGAATTGAAGAGTCAAAAGCTGCTACTAAACTATTCGTTTGTGCTATCAGTTCCTCCAGAGTTGCTGCTTCTGAACTGCTCGCTAATAGACTGAGCAGAAGAATCGCTCGTGTTTTCATTACTTTCCCCTAAGCCCAACACAATATTGTAGAGCTTCTTATTCTTACTATAATCTGGAATGTATAAATCCGGATTTAACTTCATTGTAAGAAATGCTGTCTTGCCCACTACGAGTTTTCCATTTACCACAATTGGACATGGTGTACCTGAAAGGAACATCGAGGCCCAGACATCGGCACTTTGACACATTCGGGAAACTGCAGCTACTGACATTCCCAAATCCTTTAAAACTTTTGCATCTCGTCTGCGGTTACACTCCTCGTCCTGTCTGTAAGTGCCTGACGAAATTCCTAAAATATTTGATTGTACGCCTCCTGAGATACTGACTAGACAAGTCTCTGTGCCTGTGCTGAGAAGGGAAGGCGCTACCGCAGTCATGACAGGACTTGGAGAACCTGATCCAGCTCCCACATTTGTAGTATTGTTGCTGTCTACGGTAGAGTTTTGATTGTTTGTATTTAAAGACCCATCTTGAGTATTCTGTGCATATACCTCAAAAGGTAGAATGCAGATTATGAGTATTTTGATGAAATTTTTCATTAACAGTAGTATATTTGAAAGTAGGTACGAAGTCAAGAAATTTTTATATATGGTTTGTTTAGACCCCGTTGAGATTCTTTTTAGGTTTCTCAAATTTTATAAAAGTTTAGACCCCGTTGAGCTCCTTTTTAGGTTTCTCAAATTTTATAAAGTTGTACGTGTGGTGGAGCGCCTGGGCGTTCTGGAATGTCAAGTCAATTAACCGCCCCCAAATGAGAATGATTCCTATTTAGATGCAATCGATTTTTCCGATGCAATTTCGAGAATCGAATGATTTTTTTCATTGTTATTTTCGCTTGGATTTGCTATTATACTTGCACTGGGGAGGCAAAGGGTCGCCCCAGACTAAACGAGAATCATTCTTAATTGGAGAAAACTATGGACTACTCAAAAGAAATGCTTGCCACTATGCGTAAAGCCGCTCCTCTCAACCTTGATATTGTCAAGGGCTTCATTGCAAAAGATTCGGCTTTCAAGCTCGCCTCTACGCAATCCATCATCGCCAAGGCGAAAGCCGAAGGCATAGATTATATCGCAAAAGCTCCGGCAGCGAAACGCGCAAAGGGCGCAACAAAGGCACAGATTGTTTCGGCAATCGAAGGCAAGACCAACGCTAAACTTGGAGGCTTAGAGAAGGCTACAGCGTCATCGTTGGGAAAGCTCTTAGATGCTTTGCAATCTGCTTAGATTGGTTAGGTGCGGCGGCTCTTGCTGTCGCTCCTTTCATCATCGATACACCAGAAGGTAAAGCATTAGCGGCTACAGGTTTAACGCTTCTCACTATTCAAGCAATACGAAACAAGACAGCAAACCTAATCGCCCTAAACATTATTGGAATTACAGGTTATTTATTATGATTATTTTCGACTTAGATCACACCGTCATTGATTCATCACATCGTTGTATCACTCGCGATGATGGAACGCTCGATCTCGACGCTTGGCGCGCTCGCTCTACTTGGGAATTCATTTCGCGCGATACGCTTCTACCGATTGCGTCACTATGGCGAGCGGCGATGAAGCGCGGCGAGCATATTGTGATCTGTACGGCTCGCGTTATGGGCAAGGCTGATTTTCTTTTCCTCGAAGCCTACGGCTTGCGCTTTGATCGTTGCCTATCACGCAACGGCGAAACAGATTCACGCTCTGACGTTAATCTGAAGCGTGACTTGCTCACTGGATACGCTCGCGAGATTGGTTATTCTTGGCGGCAATTCACTAGCGAGGCTATCGCTTACGATGACAATGCGGCGATACTCGACTACTATGCAAGCACGGGTATTCTGGCACATAATGCAATTACTTTAAACGCGAGGCTCTCACGATGAAGAAAAAAATAATCATGGTATTGGATACCGAAACCGCCGATCTCACTGGCAGCATCTATGATATCGGCTACACTATTACAGATAAACAGGGAAACATTGCACTCACTCGCAACTGGCTCGTCGAAGAAATTTTTACGGATGCGAAAAAAATGATGGGCGCATTCTATGCAGGTAAGATATTCTCGCACTATGCCCCGATGCTACAGCGAGGCGATATTGAATTGACCTCTTGGTCAACAATCATCGAAACAATGCGAACCGATATCTTGGAGCATAATGTTAATGTTTTGGCTGCTTATAATTTACCTTTTGATACTCGCGTTATGCGTAACACTCATGCGGCACTAGGGTATACTGATAAGGTATTACCTCACGCGCTCGACCAGCTTTGCATTTGGCAATTCGCTTGCGAAACTAAACTCAATACGCGACTTTACAAAACTCTTGCAGCAGAACAGGGATGGGTTAGCGATGCGGGAAACATTCGGACAGGCGCGGAATACGCTTACCGATTTTGTGCAGGTGATTGGGGTTTTATCGAGGATCACACAGCTTTGAGCGATGCAATTATCGAGACGGAAATTCTGGCGCGATGCTTTGCGACTAACGCAAAAATTCCCTACAATAAAAAATCTGCAATGCCTTGGAGAATCGTAAATGCCTAAAACAAAAACACTACTGGCGGAACTGAACCGCTTGGTTGAAAACAATAGCGACTCGCTCGCTATTGTTTTCGAGGGCAGGGATTCGGCAGGAAAAAGCGGCACGATTAAAATGCTAACAAAATATTTGCCGCCGAATTTATTTTCAATCGAGCATTCTAAAAAGCCTAGCAAGCGCGCAATGGGGAACTGGTTTGGTTATTGGAACAAGCGTTTACCAAAGCGTGGGCAGGTTCGATTTTTTGATCGCTCTTGGTATTCTCGCGCATTGGTGCAACGTGTCAACGCATGGTGCAGCGAACGTAAAGCGCAAAATTTTCTAGCGAATGTTATTCCTTGGGAGCAACAATCTGGAACGCGCATTATTAAATTCTACCTCTCAATTTCAAAAGAAGAACAGCAAGCGCGATTAAATGAGAGAAAAAAATCCCCTCTCGTTTACTGGAAATTTTCTGCAAATGATAAACTTGCGCTCGACTCATTCGATCGCATGACTCTCGCAAAAGAAGATTGCATCGGGACGGACTGGATTGTTATTGACTTCAACGATAAAAAAGCAGGTCGCAAAATTTTACTAGAACGCTTGGTACAGGAAATTAAAAATGGACAATAACGCAATTACCGCTTTACTTTTTATTCTGGTTTTCGGTTTCGCATTTTATTTACCGATTGGTTTTTTACTCTCATTCTAAAACGCTCATTTCAGAAAATCCGCCTCGCACAAAAAATGCCAGGCGGATTTTTTTTTTTGCCTGATAAAAAACGCTCATTCCAAAAATGCAGGGCACGAAGCGCCTTGCAAAAAAATTTTGGCGCGGGGGCGCCAGTGCGAAAGCGAAGTGCAATTGCGATGGTGTAGCCTGCGCCATTGTACTAAATCGAGCGGGGTTTGTCAAGTCTTTTTTTCACGTTCGGTGAAATTAATGCCAGAAGGGCAGGTCTTGGTAATATATTGTCAAACCCCGTGACAATTTATTGTCAATCAACAGGCGCCGAAGTGCGAAGTCGAAAATCAACGCAAATTGCCGGGCGGCGCCATTGTACCAAACCTATGCGGGGTTTGTCAAGTACTTTTTAACTTTTCCTGAATTTAATGCGCAAGGGCAGGTCTTCTGAGACCCCGTAGAGACCCTGGCGGGGTTTATGTGTAAAAAACCGAACTTTTTACCCATATCGAAGCAAATATGGGTAATTTTTTGAAAATTTGCACATAAAGCAATAAATCTCGATAAATTTTGGTAAATTGTAGCAAATAATACTTGACATTTTTTAACCCCGTGGCGGCCCCCGGATTTGGAGTGCGTTCCCTTATGTCCAAGCCTCAAAAAGATATTGACAAAAGGGTTCGAGTTTAGTATAATATATACATAATTTGGAAAAGGAGCAATGTTATGGCAGACCAACGTGACCAACTCATAGAATTGATAGACGAGAAGTGGTTGAACACAGAAGAAGTGATAGTAGCGTGTCTCAAGTACATGAGCCTAGACGAAGTACAGGATATGATGGAAGTAAATGAGTACGATACATTGTTCCAAGATTACACAGCCTGGACGGAAGACTAATGGAAGAGTACGACGAGATTGTAAAAGAGTTAGTTGATAATGTCAGAGATGGTAGTGACACAGAGTGGATGTTGGTAACTGGAGTGCTGATGGCTGCACTAGCAGATGCTATGTATCTAAGTCCGGAAGTAGCACGAATGATAAAGGATAAAAATGCTAGACATAGTAAAACAACATAAGAGCTGGAATAAGCATGAAGTAGAAGCGTGTATTAGCACGATTGTGTACGCTTTCAATACTTTGGACATTCCTTTTAAGACGAACATTGAGTTGAAGTTTGAGAAGCAAAGCACTCAATGGTCAGGACTAGCGCTACAAAATAGTTTGAAGAAATATGAGGTAAGACTCTTCCATTCTCCAGATATTTATGATATGATAGCTACTGTTCTTCACGAGATGGTTCATATTAAACAGTTTCGAGCAGGAGAACTAGGGTACACCCCAACGCTAACATGGCATGACGGTACTAGGTGTAATGATGTAGAGTATGATGACCAGCCCTGGGAGAAAGAAGCCTTTAAGTTAGAAAAGAAATTGGTAAAAAAGTTATTGACAAAGACCTAAAACTTCAGTATAATATACAAATAAATGAGAGAAAACCTTTTCGGGAGAAAAAACATGACTACACAGAACTACACTGATCGACAAACAGAAGACCTTCTCAACGCTTACAACATATCCCCTACTAAGGAAACTGTGGAAGAGTATGCAGAAGAGTTCGGTAAAAGCACTCGTAGCATCATAGCGAAGCTTGTACGCGAAGGCGTATACCAAACACCTAAGCGTGTAACAAAAGCTGGAGAGCCTATCGTTCGTAAAGCTGACATAGTTGCTGAGATGCAAGAAGCAATTGGTAAAGAATTCCCTACACTTGTCAAAGTTAGCAAGCAAGACCTGGTACAACTAGCAGCCTTTATTAAGGGCTGTTAAAATTAAATCTTGACAAAAGTGGTATGATTTCGATATAATATATAAAAATTTGGGAGACTAGCATCCCTTACTCCGAGACGAGTATAAAAGCAGCGGGGTCTCTACTCGTTATTATAGAGGGGGGTTTGCTTCAGCCCCTTAATAAGAAGCTCTCTTCCTTCTAGAGATATCAAGAAGGCGCTGTCCTACGAGCGTATCGAGAGGAAGCTCTAGTAGAGTGAGTTCGTGACTCTTGGGTTCTTTCTGGAAAAGGAAAGAAATAAAATGGCAGGGATGGCAGCCATTATTCTAATTTGAAGCAGCCCACGAAAGTGGGCTTTTTATTACCTTGAAAAAAATTCTTGACAATTTGTGAAAACCTTGATATAATTATAGAGTAAAATTTAAATGGAGTTACAAAATGAGTAATGTAGTAGAGTTTGGAGGTCTAAAGCCAAGAATTGAAAAGCAGCTACAGAAGCTAGAAGAGATTCATCAGCAGTTAGATGACCTTTACGAAAGTCTCAACGGGGTCGAAGAAGACCTGGCAGAGCAGCAGGAAATCTTTGACAATTTGTTGCTGTACTGGAAAGACCCCGTACCGACTATTTGGAAGCTGTATGCTACGAATCAGAAACTAAACGAGGATGATTGGGGAGAAATAGAATAGTGAGCAACTACACTGAAGAACAAACGGTTGAAATGGTCGCGGCGTATGTGAAAACCCCAACGAGAGAAACAGTAGAAGAGTTAGCAGAGAAGTATGAGAAGTCGCTAAAGTCTATAATTGGAAAGCTCTCGAGAGAAGGAGTATACCAACGACAAAGTTATAAAACGAAAACGGGAGAGACTCCTGTAACCAAAGAAGAATTAGTATCAGAAATAGCAACGGGGTTGGAAATTGACCTAGAGAAATTACTAGGGTTAGAAAAGGCTCCAAAGCAAACGCTAAAGAATATACTAGATGCACTAAGCTAGAAAAGAAAGGCCCTCCAAGTGAGGGCTTTTTTATAATTGTATATAATTGAAGAAAAGGTGTGTGGGGTTTTAACGACTTGCGAATTGGGCGAAATTATGTGTGTTTGTAAGAGACGCAACTTTGGAAAGGAGTTTTAGAGGTTGTAGCGGGGTTCGTTTGACCCCGTCGGGGTGTGTAGATATTTATTTGGTTATCCAATTGATATTTGTTAGTCATAATCATACATGAGTTAAAACACAACATTAGTTGGATTGAAGAAAACTGGTTTAAGCAGAAGTATACCTGAGACCCCCGTTCCGCTAACGCTACAGGGGATACAGAACGTATCTTCTATTAAAACAATTTTCTTTTGATCTGTAAGAATATTGAGAATGACTTGATTGTATATCAAAATATGAATTTATTATACCATGACTTTTAGCAGAACACAAGAACTGTTTTTGCCTAGGAGTATGATATAAAAACCTGTGCGGGGTTACAGAAACTAAAATATTATTCTTTCTTCTCAAGTATATTCGGACAAGCCTCCGCCAACTCTTCGAGATGTATATCCCAGGGAAAGTGTCGTAGACAGAAGTAGGCTTCGTCACGCATACCTTGCGGAACCCATTGGTTATTCAGAATGGAATTAAGAAACTTCTCAGTTTTCTTGAGCGAGTTATATCTCTCAGTTGGCATTGTCATGTGGGTTTCCTAGAATTGAAGGTGAGTAAAGTATTTGCCTAAAAGTGCGAAGCCTTTCTCTGCTCTTCGTCCTTTTCGCTGCTTACAGGCATAAATCATTTCTTTCAGTGCCCATTCCCAACTCGCAACGGGGTCTTTCATCGGAGCTTCCTCTACAAAAGTGAAGTGCCACTGATTCTTCTCTAAATCTTGGAGATGAAGCAGCATATACTTTGCGATATCTACATAGGGATAAGGGCTCATGAATAACCTCTGTTTGCAATGTTAATATAATCAATTTCATTTTGAATAACTTTGAGATGAAAGAGTGCATTTTCAATGTTTGCTTCTCTATCATTTCCGAGTCGCGCCTCGTTTACAATTCCAATTACTTCGAGGAGGACGCCTCTAATCTCTTCTTCTGTAATTTCATTTTCCATTCTTCGTATTCCTCTACTGTAAAGTATTTTGCTTTGCACATAGTGCATCCAGTTTTTGTAATATTTCCAACCCCGCAGCTAAGACATTTATACATCTAGTACTGCCTCCAGGTCAGGCTCCCAATAATTCGGGCCTTTCATTACTTTGCCCATTTCATTTTTCAGAGCATGACCATCTACAAGTTTTGACATATTGCTGTCGTGTACTTCTTCGAAGCAAGCGTCTAGGTCGATACCATAAGCATGACCTGCCCCGTAGATGACATATAATAAATCTGTAAGTGCATCAGCTACTTCGACAATATCACGACTCTCAATTCCTTCGAGTAGCTCATCAAACTCTTCCTGTATAAGTGCAGTTCGAAGGTGTACTACCTCACCGTCTGGAAATTGTGGTTCATCTAGAATCTCTTGGTCGCAGGCTTCCATAAAATCGCCTACTTTTTCAAAGTTCGTCACATCAATCATTGCTTTGCCTCTTTCTCTCGCGAACTACAGCGGCTTGCTTCCTAGCTTGCCGCTTCGTAGAAGGTTTAATATACTGTTCACGTTCTCTAAATTCTCGAAGCACTTCACTATTGTTTACTTTTCGCTTAAACACGCGAAGTGCTGCGTCTACATTCCCGTTTCTAACTGTTACTGATCGCACTCTCTCTCCTTGCAAGTTCATTCCGAACTTTTGCTTTTATCTTAGGCTTTGCATTGTTAGCCTGAAGATACTCATTGAGCGTAGTAGTAGGAACAGCTTTCATGTAGTGATGCTTATATCGAATCGTTCCATCTTGCTGTCGTACTGGCTCGCTAGGTTTAAATTTAATTCCCATTTTTACTTCTCCTTATTATCCACCCCTTTTTACGGAGGTATTGAACTTTCTTGTAAATCGAATTATCGTTTCGTCCTGGAAGCATCTCTTTTAGTTCTTCCATGCTGACTTCGTTATACCTCTTACGAAGAACATCACACTCTTTCATCGTCCAGGCTTTGCTTTGTTTTTTCATTTTTATATTATACAAAATTAGAGGTGTTTTGTCAAGTATAAAATATGAGAACCACAAGCGTGGAAAAATTTTTCTTGACATTCTGTTTCAAAATTTGTATAATATACAAAATGAAAAAACAAATGGAAAAACAATGGATTGGATAGAGTACGGTATCTACGGGGTCTGCCTTTTAGGCGGGGTCTACACGAGTTACAATAGCGGCTTTAACCAAGGCGTTTCATCATGCTTAGAGCATTTAGAGGAAGAAGGGTATATTACCCTGGAAAATAAAGACGATGACGAATGAATGTGAAATTTGTGGAATGGATTGTGGTGTTGAACTAATCTGTGAGCAGTGCCTGCAAGAGATACAAGACGACGATTACTACGAAGACGACGAGCCAGACGAAGCACAAGAATGGCACGACTATGACCCAGACTGTTAGGTAGATTATGGCAAATCGTTTTAGAACAGTACGTAATTTAATCAAATCAAAGCAGAAACCTTATAATGCCCACAAGAAAGAAATTGAACACACAACTCGACAGAAAACTGGACATTCTGCACAGAATGATGTCCATGAACCTACATCTAGAGAACCCGAAGCTAGTACAGATGCAGATAACAAGCATAACCAGATGCTGGGGTGATTTAGACCTAGAAGATAAGGCATTCTTAGACAATTGCACTATCTATGTGAGGGAGCAAGATGAATGGATTTAAGTCAAATTGCTATATTTGGGCGATTCAACAGCGCCTGACGCGAGGGGGTAAACTAAACCTTCGACGCACAGTAATGTGGCGAGGCCCTCACATGACCTGGACAGATAACGACGGAGTTGAGTGGGAGTTCACTTTTATATTTGCTCGTCCTCGTCCCTGGTGGTATGTTCCCTTCTACTATAAAGGAGTAGTAAAGAAACGATGTTAAAAGAAATACGATCTAATATTAGTATTCAAGTATGCGACAATGGATACGTACTAGAATATAGTGGCACAACAGTAGACGGTAACTATAAGTGCTTTCGAGTAGTTTGCGAAGACCTAGATAGGCTAGTAAAAATTCTAGAATCTTTAACGGACTTACCCCTTGAACACTACTAAATTTTGCCCTACCTGTGACAAAGAGTTCAAAGTCGTACTCGAAGCTGCACGGTTTTGCTCAAGAGAGTGCGAAGAGGAAGCTGCCTCCCAATATGTCGAAATGAAGTTCACTACGGCGGCAGATATGCTTCGTGAAGAGCTAAAAAAGATTAAAGAAGATTAGAATTCGTTGAAGCATGTAATAGGAAGTTTGGACTCGGGTGCAAATCCCGATAGCTCCACCAAAAGAACACTGTCGGTGCTGTTGGAAAGCGCAGATGGACAACACTAGGACGCCGTTCGAATCGGAGCAGTGTTCTTTTGATGGGGCTATTCATAGATTCGACAGACAACTGAAAGCATGTGGAGAATAGGTGCGGGAGCTACCTTGAATGCAACAAACTCTATAAATGCAAACGACAGCGTTTATTCCTTAGCTGCATAGCTAAGCGGGGTCTCAGCAACCTTGTTAACCAACTGCTGGAGCCTTCTCTGTTCTGGAGAGGGCTTTTTCACGTTAGTAAGAAGTACCGAAAGGACTTCAAAGTCCCGCCGAAAGGGGGAAAGGAGATATGTATGACAACACATAAATTGTCTATGGCAGACCTGCCGAAATTTTTTCTAGGGTTTGACCGCTTACAAGATGACTTCTTTGCAAGTACAGTAGATGGAGGTTATCCTCGATATAACGTCTTAAAGTCCGGACCCAGTTCCTACAGAGTAGAAATTGCAGTACCAGGATGGCATAAAGAGGATATTGAAATCTCACTACATAAAAGCGTACTTAGCGTAAAAGGCACTACAAAGCAAACGGAAAATCCGGACGAAACATACGTCTATAAAGGATTGAGTGGTAAATGCTTTACACGCAATTTCCGAGTAGGGGATCATATTAAACTTTCAAAAGCATATATGAATAGGGGGCTGCTTTGTATTGATCTTCAGGAAGAGATTCCAGAAGAAGATCGCCCAATTACTATATCAATATCATAGGAGAAGTCATTGAATAAGACTAAAACATACGAGAGAGCGTGCAAGTTTTGCGCGATCGTTGAAGGGTTAGCCCTATGCGCAGTAAGCATACTGATACCTTTCAGTATCGTAGCAACCAATATGTAAGACCAGCAGGGTCGGGAGAAATCTCGACCCTTTTTCTTGGAGAAATTATGATTAAACTCGCGATAAACGTAGTAGCATTCTGCGCAGGTCTAGGAATAGGTGGAAAAGCCTTTTCGCAGACGTACACAGACAATGTAGCAGATATTATCAACAATAACTGCGTAGTTTGCCACCGAGAAGGTGGTATTGGGCCAATGAGCTTCGAAACCTATGAACAAGTACGTCCTTGGGCGCCTCTCATCTCGATGAAAGTAGCTTCTCGAGAAATGCCTCCATACGCTTACGATCACGGTATTGGAATTCAGAGTCTACAAGGCGATTGGCGACTTAAACAAAAAGATATTGACACTATTGTAGCATGGGTCTCAACGGGGTCATTGTATGGCGATTCCGACACAATTGTACAGCTTCCAGAAATGGGCGACCCAGAGGCTTGGAATTTCGAAGCCGACTTTGGCGCACCTGATGCAATCATTCCTTCAGTAGCAATTGATATTCCTGCGAACGGTAATGATCTGTGGCACAAACATTTAGTACCTACAGGTCTTACTGAAGATCGTTGTATTAAAGCAGTACAAGTTAAGCCTCGTGGCAATGCAAAGGCAGTAGTGCATCACGCTAACTCAAGTATTATTACTGAGGGAGGCAGAGAAGGTATGCTTACTGAGTATGCTATGGGAAAGTGGGGAGAGATTGTTCCAGAAGGAGTATGCAGAACTATCCCGGCAAACGCAGAAGTATCGTGGGATATACACATGTTCCCAGGTGGTCTTGGAGCGATGGCTCCTGGAAGTGTTATCAAGGACAATGTAGTAGAAATCGGTCTTTGGTTATACACAGAAGAGGAAAGCGCACAATTGAAATACAAGCAAGACTTGAGCTTGTATCGCCTTGGCAACCAGGACGATTTAGTAGTCCCACCCAATGGATATGCAATGACGCAAGGCTTTCACAGTTTCGATCATCCTGTGCGTTTAGATAGCTTTCAGCCCCATGGTCATCTTCGTATGAACGCTGCTAGTCTTGAAATCTTCTATCCAGCTACAGGTGTCACAGAGCAGATCAGTCAGATAAGCAAGTGGAGTGCTACATGGCATCACAGCCATCTATATGATCCAGACTTTGCTCCATTGATTCCAGAAGGCGCAGTGATTGTTCTCAAGCAGTGGTACGATAACACAGCGGCGAACCCCAACAACCCAGATCCTGATATGTTTGTGATGGGTGGCTCACGCACTGGCGATGAGATGACTCACGCTTGGCTGGCAATTACGCATTTAGATGATGAAGGCTATAAGGAGCTGAAAGCCTCCAGAAGTATTATGGGAGATGATTAATGAATAGTATTAAAAAACTGTTATGGTTAAGCACTGTAGCAATATGGACAGCACTACTGTGCGGTATTACAATTGCTGCAAAAGCAGCAGAGATAGACTATGCAAAAAATGTAGCTCCTATCTTTGTTGAACAGTGCCAAAGCTGTCATCGTGAAGGGGGTATTGCACCGTGGGCTATGACTGATTACAGAATGGTTCAAGCTTTTGCTCCTGCAATCAAAGAAGCAGTTGTAAATCTAAAAATGCCCCCAGGTCAGATTGACCGCAAGTATGCAGATGTAATCATCAATCATAGAACACTCAGTGATCTAGAAATGAGTACAATTGTTGAGTGGGTCAATGCAGGTGCTCCTGTAGAAGGCGATCGAGATCCTCTAACAGAGACTGTGTACTCTACTTCAGAGTGGGTACACGGAGAGCCTGATATGGTGATTGAAGTACCTCCTCAAGAGATTCCTGCTGTTGGTACAATGGGGCCTAGATCAATTCCTTATCGTTATGTGGGCGTTGACTTGGGACTAACTGAAGACAAGTGGCTTCGTGGTTCGCAGTTCCTACCCTCAGAGCCTACTGTCATGCATCACATGCTAAACTCAGTATCAGTACCAGGTGAACGCAACGGCAACATCTTAGGCACACAAGGTGCAGAACAGCAGAACATGGACTATGCGAGCGTAAGTGCGTATGTTCCTGGGGGTGATCCAGACTTCTATGACGAAAATACTGGTGGCTTGCTAAGAGCAGGTTCGACAGTAAATCTACAGTTACACTACACGCCAGACGGTACAGCCAGAACAGACGAAGCACGAATTGGTTTGTACTTTCACGATGAAGGCGTAGTACCAGAAGATAGAATGGCAGGCGATTGTGCTTGCATCTTCCCTAACAATTGGACAACTATTCCTGCATTCGACCCTAATTTTGTACAGACAGCAGAAGTAGTGTTGAAGAATGATGTAAATCTTCATACCTTCTTACCTCATATGCACTTTCGAGGAAAGAGTATGAAAGCCACAGCATTCTACCCAGACGGTACTTCAGAAGAGCTTATCGATGTTCCACGATATGACTATGCTTGGCAGCTATCATATACTTGGAGAGAGCCTAAATTCTTGCCTGCAGGTACAAGACTATTTGTAGAAGGAGCGTTTGATAATTCAGCAGATAATCCAATGAATCCAGACCCTAGTAGAGATGTACCTTGGGGTCAGATGTCAGAAGATGAAATGTTTTTTGGAGCGTTTACATGGAAGAACTTGCAGTAATACGAGCACGCCTAGAAGAACTTAGGCAATGTGAAAAAGAGAACACTAAAGAGTGTCGAGAGTTAGAGGAGGAGTTTCGGCTCCTCTCTAACGATTTAGTAATGGCGGAAATTTATGGAGATATTGACTGATTTAGCTATATTAGGAAGTATGATTTTTGCAGCGTATGTATGGGGCTGTATGTTTCTTGCTTATTGGGAGCATAAACTTCGTGATAAATTTAGACCCTAAGCTGTTATTTATAACAATACTTATTTGCTTCTTTGCTATTGGAATTAGTAATAGTGTAAAAGCAAGCGTCGAAAGACCAGAGATAGAAATATGTGGGGCGGAATAGTAGGCTCTATAGCGGGGTTGGGACAAACCTGGCTGGAAGGTAAAAACAGTAAGATGAAAGCCAAAGCCGAGGCGGAAGCTCAGGTAATGGTAACAGCGGCTCAGAGTAAAGCAGATTGGGAATCAATCATGGCAGCTAACTCTGGATCATCATGGAAAGACGAGTGGTTAACCTTGCTCTTTAGTATTCCTATGATATTGTGCTTCTTTCCTCAAACTGTAGAATACGTTCATGCGGGATTCCAAGCATTAGAAGAAATGCCAGCATGGTATCAATACACACTTAGCGTAATTGTTGCAGCATCATTTGGTGTACGAGCAGCAGTAGGATTTATGGGTAGAAAATGAATGTAGAAAGAATACAAAAGCAGTTGGAAGCTGATGAAGGAGTAAAATATGTCATCTATATCGATCACCTCGGTTACCCAACATTTGGTATCGGGCATAGAATCACTCGAGAAGACAAAGAATACTGGGAGCCGCTCGGAACCTCAATACCCGAAAAGCGAGTCAGAGAAGCCTTTGAACAAGACCTCTGTATAGCAATTGGAGATTGTGAAGCTTTATACGGAGACAGGTTCTCTAGTTGGCCTAGAGACGTCCACGAGATCCTGGTTAATATGATGTTTAACATGGGTCGAACTCGCATGAAGAAGTTTAAAAAAATGCGAGAAGCTTTGCTACTACAAGATTGGAAAGAGGCTGCTAAGGAAGGTAGGGATAGCAAGTGGCACAAACAGGTACCAAACCGTGCTGAACGCCTTATGGTACGACTGGAAAATGTTTCTTGACAAATCATCTCCATTTTAGTATAATATATGCTGAAATGGAGATTTACCTTTGAATTTATTTTATTTAGACGAAGACCTCGACAAGTGCGCTGAGTACCATGTTGATAAGCATATTGTAAAAATGCCCCTAGAAGTAGCACAGCTAATGTGTACTGCTATCTGGATAGACGAGCATTTAGGCTTTGTACCTCGTGCTCTTGAGAAAGATGAGCGTGATCATTTGAATGCGCTTAAAAAAGATATAAAGCATTTACCTCTAGAAGAAAGGCCTCTAACACCTTATCTGCCCATGATGTACAATCATCCTTGTACTATATGGGTGCGTTCGTCCTTAGATAACTTTGAGTGGACGCATTGTTATGGTAATGCTTTGAATGACGAATACTATTATCGTTATGGTAAGCAGCATAAATCAATCGTAGAAGTAGTAAATAAACTACCTGCTCCGAAGAATATGCCTCGCAAAGGTTTCACTACCTTTGGTTTGGCAATGCCAGACGATCTAAAAGATTATGATAACCCTATACAGTCTTATCGCGACTACTATCATCTAGACAAAGCTACCTTTGCAGAGTGGAAGTATCGTGAAAAACCTCCTTGGTGGAGTGAAGACTATGCAGACTATGAGAAAAGGATTACACGATGAAAGTTAAGTTAATAAGTTACTCAAAGGGTTCTAGTGACAATAATCTTTTAGAAGATATTGCCTATATCGCCAGAGTATCAAACCCTAGTAACCAGAACAATTCTCTCACTGCGGAGAAATTAGTTCGATATCTAGTAAAGCATAAACACTGGTCTCCCTTTGAAATGGCATCTGTATGTATCGAGATTGAAACTACACGAGACATCTCAAAGCAGATACTGCGTCACCGTAGCTTCTCTTTTCAAGAGTTTAGCCAACGCTACGCAGAGCCAGGAGACCTAGCAGACTTTGTATTGCGAGAAGCTCGTATGCAGGATACAGAGAATCGCCAGAATAGTATAGAGTGCGATAACGCACACATTGCAGCGTTTTGGGAGAACTCTCAGCGCAATGTAATCTCAGCCGCTAGGATGGCTTATGAGTATGCCCTCAAATCTGGTATAGCGAAAGAGCAAGCGCGAGCAGTCCTTCCAGAGGGTTGCACGCCTACGCGTATGTATATGAACGGGACTTTGCGTAGCTGGCTTCACTACATTGAAATTCGTAGTGGGGTCGAAACGCAGAAGGAACATCGAGAAATTGCACTAGCCTGTGCAGAAGAAATAAAGAGTATATTTCCTATGGTAACTGAATTTATCTCTTGACGAATTCATTTAAATTTAGTATAATATCTTTTTATTGGAGAAATCAGTGGAAAGTTTATTATTAATATTCTGCGCTCTTATGGGCAGCGGTATATTCATAACTTGGATGGTAATCGAAGATGATTAGCGAAAAAAGAATAGAGCATATGAAGCAGCTCTCAGAAGATCACGATGTAGCACTAGACATAGTGTGTGAAATAGCAGAATTTCTTGGAGAAACTGAGGATTACGACGGTCTAGTTTCTGAAGTAGAGTTGTATGCCTGGCTATTCGGAGATAAAAACTATGAGTGAAGGCAAGAAGTATGATGGCGAAAAGCCCCGCATGTACCTACTTCCTCCAAAATCAACCCAAGAAGTAGCAAAAGTATTGACTTTTGGCGCTCAGAAGTACGATGAAGATAATTGGAAGAAGCTAGCTAACTTACAGAATAGATACACTGGCGCGGCTCTACGCCATATCTTTGCAATTATGGATGGCGAAGACCTAGACCCAGAAACAGAGTGCTATCACGAAGCACATGCAATATGTTGTTTATTATTCAAACTGGAGGCAAAACTTGAGGCGCGGAGTAAAGAAGAAAGACTACGAGAATCTGAGTCAGTCGAACGTCAAAAAAGTATATTTGATGCTGAACCCACAAGAGGATTCGTCGACTTCAGCAATTACTAAAAAAGCGGCATGTGATATGCTCAATATCTCGTATAACACTACGAGACTAGATAAAATCATTGAAGACTACTTAGAAACAGCAGCTTATGTTTCTAAACGTAAGTCAATGAATCGAGGTAAGGCCGCTAGTAATACCGAAATTAGCGAAGCAGTTATGGGGTATCTTCAAGGTATGACTATATCTGATATAGCAAAAAGTCTTTACCGCTCTCCTTCGTTCGTAAAAAATCTTATTGAGCGCGTAGGAGTGCCTCAAAGACTTACTTCAAAAGAGCAAGCAGGAGAAGTAGACTATCTTCCAGATGAGTGTGTTTCCGACTCTTTTGAAGTAGGAGAAATAGTATGGTCTGCTCGATACCATCGTGCAGGTACTATTATGAATGAACTAAGTCCTACTTATGTTCAGTCTAAAAAAGGTCTCACTAACACTGACTATGAAACAAGGTATGCTTGCAAGTGCTACGACATACATATTTCAGAAGATACAGATAGTGAAGATTCTATGTTCCCAGGCGTATCAGCAGGTGGCTTCTTTGCAAGCTCTACAGCGTATGACCTAGGTAAACTCTCTCACCTAGAGAAATATGGTGTAAACTTAAAGAGCATCTAAAAAATAAATCTTGACAAGATGCTCAAAAATTTTATATAATATCTATTCAAATTTGAAACAAGGAGTAAAAAATCGTGGCATGGGACGATGATAAGAAAGCAGCAGTAATTGAAGCGTATGAAGAAGCCAACCCAACACCTGAAAACTCGATGGAAATCGTTAAAGACTTAGCAGACGAGTACGAAGAATCACCTAATGGTGTTCGTATGATTCTGACTAAAGCTGGTGTTTATGTTAAGAAGACTCCTGCAGCTTCAAGTAAATCTTCTGGAGGCAGTACTGGTGGTACGCGAGTATCAAAAGTAGCCGCTCAGGAGTCCTTGATAGCCGCACTCACTGATGCGGGTCAAGAAATTGACAATGATATTGTTGATAAGTTGACAGGCAAAGCTGCCCAGTATTTTGCTGGTGTAATTGCCGCTATCAATGCCTAAATCCAAGTAATAAACCACTTGGTGAACACCAGGGAGTCCCCCGCTCCCCGGTGTTTTTTTGTACCTAAACCTTTCACCAATGAGGTCAGTACTGCAAAAAAGTTTGCTAACCTGCAATCGAAGGAGAAAGTGTGAAAAAAGAAGACCTGGCTAACCTAGTGCAAGACTATGGCGATGCCGTTATAACATATAGAAGTGAGAACTCGAATAAGCTAAAGTATAATGTTTGTACTTTAGATTTTTCTACGCCTTATATAAAGTCAAAGAATAGCAGAGCCAAGGAAGATAAAACTACTTTGTTAATGTTCTGTTGGGATACTGACTCTTATAGACTTCTAAAGCCCTCCACTGTTACCAGTGTAGTTCCTCTAGCTTCTGTACTAAAAAACGGAAGGTAGAATGGACTTATATCAAGCACCGGAACTCTACGAAAGGATTATACATTACGACTCTGATAAAGAAGTTCAGATTCGTTTAACTGTAAGCAACTTTCGTGGGGTTGAATATTTAAGCCTTAGAAAGTATTACCTAGATTTCTTTGAAGAGTGGCGACCCACTCCAGAGGGTATCTCTATGCCTATTGACTTTTCCAATTCAAAAGAAATGTTTATAGGACTGACAGAGATATTATCCCTAGCAGAATCAAAAGAGATCATAGAGGAAAACTTCAAAGAACTAATTCAGGATATCTACAAATAATTCTTGACTTCTACCCTATAAATTTTATATAATATACATATAAATTTGGAGAAGCCTTTGAAAGAATTTTTAGATACCGCTAGTGCTGCTTATTATAAGGGTGAGCCAATCATCTCAGACGAAGAGTTTGATAGATTAGCTCAAGCGTATTCCTATAATGTAGTTGGACACACTATTTCTGGTGGGATTCCTCACCGCTATAAAATGTACTCTTTACAGAAGTATTTCGATATTAATGATGCTCCTGATTTAGACGGGTACATTTCTACCCCTAAGTTAGACGGAGCAGCAATCTCTATACTCTATGTAGAAGGACAGCTTGCTATGGCACTAACTCGTGGAGATGGTAACAAAGGTCAAGATATTACAGACAAAGTACGGCTTCTAGTACCTAATGAAATTATGCAACCAGGTACCGTACAAATTACTGGAGAAGTAGTATGCCCGTCTTCCGTTACGAATGCTCGTAACGTCGCAGCGGGGTCATTGAATCTGAAAGATATCGAAGAATTTAAGAAACGCCCTCTAACGTTTGTAGCCTATGACATCCAAGGAAACCACGTATTTTCATCCTGGGCAATGGCACTGAACTCTCTACAAGTACAACAGTTTAATACTGTACATAAGTTTAATGCTGATGAGTATCCAACTGACGGAATAGTATACAGATTGGATAGCTATAAAAACTTCGAGAAGATGGGCTACACAGCACATCATCCTCGCGGAGCTTTTGCTCTCAAAGAGCAGAAGGAAGGAGTAATAACAACACTCCTAGATGTTGTATGGCAAGTAGGTAAAAGCGGGGTCGTAAGTCCTGTAGCTATTCTAGAGCCTATAGAGATTGGAGATGCAGTAGTATCCCGAGCAACTCTGCACAACATTGAATACATACGGGAATTGGACTTGGAATTAGGATGTAAGGTGGAGGTTATTCGCTCTGGTGAGATCATTCCGAGAATAGTTAAGAAAGTTGTTAACCTGTAAAAAAATAATTCTTGACTTTTACCTTAGTTTTCCGTATAATATCTTTTCAACTTTGAGGAAGAACCCGAATGACAGAAATTCAAGCCCCGACACATTGCCCTTCGTGCAAATCGTCACTTGAATGGTCTAACCATCTACTTTACTGTAGGAACGAAGCCTGTGATTCACAATCAACAAAGAAGTTGGAGCATTTCGCAAAAACACTAAAGATTAAAGGACTTGGTCCTGCGTCTATCACTAAGCTAGGTCTTACTAGCTTGGAGGATATTTATTCGCTCGAATTAAGTGATTTATGTGAGAAGCTCTCTTCCGAGAAGTTAGGACACAAACTGTTACTAGAGATAGAAAACTCTAAGAAAGTAGGTCTTGAGACTCTTTTGCCAGCTTTTAGTATTCCTCTGATCGGTAAAACTGCCGCAGAAAAATTATCAAAAGTCTGCAACTCAATAAGCGACATAGACGACGATAGCTGCAAAAGAGCAGGACTAGGTCAGAAAGCTACTGAGAGTCTTATTTCCTGGCTACATAGGGACTTCTATTCCTACTATGATGGGTATCTCCCCTTTAGTTTTAAGTTTAGCAAGGCTAGTAGTAATGTTAATGTTGCAACCAAAGGTACAGTTTGTATCTCAGGCAAATTAAATAGTTACAAAACGAAAGCCGAAGCAGCTAGTACTCTGGAAGACTTGGGATATACAGTCAAAAGCAGTTTAACAAAAGATGTAACGATTCTAGTAAACGAAAGTGGTGTAGAATCGTTAAAAACTCAAAAAGCCAGAGAATCTGGCGTAGAAATAGTTACTAACCTTAAAACTTTTATTTTGGAGAATATATAATGGCAGTCCCTAAGTGGAATGACGAACGCACAACTGAACTCACTACCTATGTCGGTGATGAGTCTCCCGTATCACAAGCAACTGTAGCAGGCGCTGCAGAGCAGCTTGAAACATCTTCTCGCTCAGTATCTAGCAAGCTCCGTAAGATGGGCTTCGAAGTAGAGCTCGCATCAGCTGCAGCAGGTAAAGCCTTCTCAGCAGATCAAGAAGCAACACTCGCTACTTTCGTAGAAGACAACAGCGGCAGCTACACTTACGCTGAAGTCTCTCAGTACTTCGAAAATGGCGCATTCTCTCCTAAGCAGATTCAAGGAAAGATTCTGTCTATGGAACTGACAGGCCACATTAAGCCTGCTCCTAAGGTCGAGTCTGTTAAGACTTACTCGGACGCTGAAGAAGCAGAGTTTATTAGTCTTGTTAAGTCTGGCGCATTTGTAGAAGCTATCGCTGATGCAATGGATCGCTCCGTAAGCTCTGTTCGTGGCAAGGCTCTTAGCCTTCTCCGTTCTGGCGCTATCGATGCTATCCCACGCCAGGAAACCACCAAGTCTGCAGCGAAAGAGGATCCATTGGCCTCTATCGACAACATTGCAGACCTTACAGTAGAGCAGATCGCAGAAGCGGTTGGCAAGACTGTTCGTGGTGTTAAAACTATGCTTACTCGTCGTGGCATCACTGCTGCTGACTACGACGGCGCTGCGAAAGCCGCTAAAGCCGCACAGTAATCATAGTTTGTCCAAATGCTAACTAATCCTGGTTAGCATTTGTTTTTAGGTTCGGGAGACCTTAGATTGAATATCGCAAGTGCTTTAATCAAGCAAGTCATTGCTCTGCAAGACTTCGAGACTTGGAGCCGTCTGCGTAAGCATTACTTACCTACAGAGTATAATACACTTTACAAGGTTATCGAATCTCATTGCGAGAAGTTTCATCAAGTTCCTACATTTGATGATCTTCGCTATGAGATTCGTGATGGTGCTACTCGTGACAGGCTCTACGCTATTGAAAGCGTAGAAGTAGAGGCAGAGCCTCTACACCTGTTGGAGTACCTAAAAAATGAGTATGCTCAGAAAGAAATTCTAGGGTCTCTTGAAACCTATATAGATCAGTCTGTGGCTTTTGAAGACGCGGATGAGTCTCTTGCACATCTTCACCAGATCGTACTTGATGTAGAACAAAAAGTAGAGCTTCAAGACCCAGAAGAGAATATGCAATATATTCCTCTCTTCGATCCTGATGAAGAAGTAAGCAAGTACCTGCCCTTAGGTCTAAATGCTGACTACGACGATAAGATTAAGTTCTCTCCTAGAGATCTCATTCTTGTAGGCGGTCGTCGTGGGGCGGGTAAATCTATAACCTGTTCTAACCTAGCTAATAATGTATTTAATTCAGGCAAGTCAGCTCTCTATTTCACTATTGAGATGGATAGCCGCCAAATTCTTCAACGTTGTGCTTCAATCGCAACGGGGATACCATTCTCTAGATTAAAGTTGAAAAACCTTAATGTTACAGAGTGGGAAAAGGTTGCTGGATGGTGGGCTAACCGCTTCCAGAACGGTGAAGAGCGTTTGAAAGAATACAGAGAGCATAGAGACTTCGAAAAATTCCATCGTAATCTTACAACTACTTGCGAGCTTCTCCCGACTCAGCAGTTAGATGTTATTTACGATCCATCTCTGACTATATCCAAAATCAGAGCGGAATTAGATAAGAAAGTCAAAGCGCTCAATGTAGGTGTAGTCATTGTTGACTATATCAATCAAGTAAAACGCTCAGCACTGCCTTCACGAGGCGGTCAATATGACTGGACTGAACAGATAGAAGTTAGTAAGGCTTTGAAGGCCATGGCTCAAGAATTTGAGGTTCCAATCTTCTCTCCTTACCAAACAGATGCTACAGGTGAAGCCAGGTTTGCAAAAGGTATTCTAGATGCGGCTGATGCAGCTTATGCACTAGAAACTTGGTCACCAGAGGATGGATGTATTACATTCAACTGTGTTAAGATGCGTAACAACTCTATGGACTCCTTCACCTCTACAATGGAGTGGGACTCCCTAAAGATTGGCCCAGCCTCTTCGCTATCTCCAAAAGAGAAAGAAGAATCTGAGCTTAAAACAGATGAGAATATAGACGACCTCTAAAATATTTCTTGACACTCCTGTTATTTTTTAGTATAATATACATATTAAATAAATAGCAGGAGTTTTTCTTTATGATGGTTTACACAGATACTAGCTATCGACCTCTCTCTCGTAGTCGCAA